ACGGCAACGGCAACGGTGACGGCGACGGCAACGGTGACGGCGACGGTGACGGCAATGGCAACGGCTACGGCTACGGCTACGGCCACGGCGATGCCGGCAACGGCTTATCAAAAGAAGACCCAGAACAATGGTGGGCGTGATGCTGTTCCGATACGGCTTCGGCTTCGGCGACGGCTACGGCTACGGCAACGGCAACGGTGACGGCGACGGCAACGGTGACGGCGACGGTGACGGCAATGGCAACGGCTACGGCTACGGCCACGGCGATGCCGGCAACGGCTACGGCGGCACCGCCAACGGCAACGGCAACGGCAACGGCGATGGCGGCGACGGTTCCCCTAAAGATCAAGAACAGAGGTGGTGAAATGAAATACGACATGGCAATTGTAGTGCTCACCAATCGCTTCGTGTATGTGGGCGAAGTCGACGTGGTCGACAAAAAAGAACTCGGCACGTGGGTGCGTCTCACGGCTGCTCGTAACGTTCGCGTCTGGGGGACGGATAAGGGTCTCGGTCAGTTGGCCGGGGGACCCACTTCCAAGACCGTGCTGGATGTATCCGGCACCGTTTGGGCACCGATGCTGGCTGTTGTCCACATCATCGAGTGCGACGCTGCCAAGTGGCGTGCCAAGCGCTCGTAACCCGTGGGGGTAACGATGAGTTACACATCCTCGTGGTCGATCCAGTTCGAGGTGTCTGATCGACACTTCACACTACTCACCAACATGATAGACGCCATAAACGAGGTTGTCGGCGAAGCTACCGACGTTGATGGCGTATTGAAGGCACGCTATCCGACGCTCGACTTAACCATCGAATGGCACACCATACTCTCGTACGAACGTATCGAGCGAGACATATTAATATACAACGACGACTGCGACGGCGGCTCAGACGAAGGCGCCGAGATCGTGCGCGCGTTCTTGCGGCAACACGATCTACCGACGCGTGTCGGTTTTATCTGCGGGTGGACGGACAGGAACGAGGGCGGTGGCGCGGCTTACCACATCACCAAGCACGGCATCGCGTGGAAGAACCTCTACACCGTGCTCGATGAACTTTTTACAGCCAACGAGATCGACTGGCAAAACAATCCACAGATACCTACTTGACACCCGCAGGGTAATGGTCTACTATCACCAATGATAAATGGGGGAGTACCCTAATGACTAACGCTCTGATCTTGCCGTTTACCTTCGAGGGTAAGTGGCGCGGGGGGCCGCTGCAGGTTCAGTGGGATCGCATCCCGGTAACCTACGCTGTACGCCACGAACCCACGCGCACGATCTATTTCGGATCCTCGGGCAACGCCGCGGTCGCGTTCTATAGCTGGTACCAGCGCCTGCGGGGCCTCAACACCCAGCCGCGCCTGAGTCCAGCCCTGCGCGCTGTCTACACCAAGCGCGACGACTTCATATTCATCGTGCTCAAGACGTGGGAGCGCGGCGAGTTGGCTCATGAGGCGGCACAGTTGGCGCTGGACTACATCAAGAAGCTCCGCGACATGCGCCCCGACAAGCTGCTCAACATGGACAGCACTGGCAAGGAGCGCGAGTTCTGGCTTGCCTGTACACCACCGGAGAACCTGCCCCCCGTTCAACACGGTAAGTATCTATAACGCGATATTGGGCGTTACCCGGAGGGGTAACGGTCAGCAGTTTGTTTCCCCCAACGTAACTGTTGATGGGCGTGTCTGGAAAATGGCACGCCCCCCAATCCCTGTTTAAAAGGACCCTAACGATGGCTCTCGCTACTCCGATGTTCACTATGATCGGCCGCACGATTGTTGCGATCGAAGGTGGTTGTGTTGGTTCTGAGAGAATCATCTTCCGGTGCTCCGCGGGCGAAGTGTTCAGTTTGTCCCATACCCAAGACTGCTGCGAAAGTGTCGAGGTCAACGAGATCATCGGGGACATTGAAGATCTCATCGGCTCCCCGTTGGTTGAAGCCGAAGAAGTCTCAAATTACGAAGGCCCCGAAGTCGATGCCGAAAGCTACACGTGGACGTTCTATAAGTTCGGCACGGCCAAGGGGTTCGTGACGATCCGTTGGCTGGGCCAGAGCAACGGCTACTACAGCGAGAGCGTGTCGTTCGATGTGGTCAATCTACAGCGCACCCCAATGGCATGGAGATAACTATGGCCGATGTCGCCCTCCTCGAAGTGCTGCTGTCGTTGGCCGATAAACTGGCTGCTGACAGCGCGCCAGTGGACGGTAATGGGTGGGTCAAGTTCGACGCCGAGGGTAACGTCGTCACCGCTGATCTTGCGTGGTACGCCTGCGACGAGCCAGTGTTCCAAGCGCTGGGCTTGCGCAAGTACGTGCTGAACCACGCAGCCACCGGCAAGCCCGTGTGGGGCGAGCCGCGCATCGGCCCCAAACAAGGGTGGTGCCCTGTCGGCACGGGGGCGATGCAGACGCTGTTCAGTCTGACGCGCGACGAGGCCGAGTACATTTTCGGGGCCGACGACATGAAGATTTTGGAACTGGAAGGATGGGAGACGGTCGAGGGTGGTATATACCCCGACGTCGACTACTCGATCCGCGGAGTTACCGAACGCCTACGCCGGGTGATTGATGGCGGTATCGAGTAACCTAGAGAGGTAATATGGCAGAGTTTGCACGTATCAAACGGTTCGTCGCGCCGGGGGTGCTGCCCCGTGGCGTCGTTGCCGAGTTCGACAAGGACAAGAACCTGCTGCGCATTGACGAGCAGTTCTACAATAACGCTTCCAACAAACTTCAACACCAGATCTGGCGCACGGAAGCGTCGCTGGAGATCAAACCCAAGGGGCGGTGATGGGCGCTCAAAAAACTTGGAACCCTAAAGCACGCTGGCAACCAGAGCGTGAAGGCCCGGTCTGGGAGGCGTTCCTGAAATGGTTCAAAAACACCAACATAGAAGCACAGCGCCGCTCAGTTGCGTGGAAAGCGTTCCACGCTTCATGGGTGCTGTTCGGAAAGCAAGTACCCCCTAACCTGCCGGGGTAATGGCAGTAACCTACACCACACCAAAACATCAAGCTGTGAGAGGCGAAAATGTACCTTAGTCAACTGCGCAAAGAGATCGAGACCTACTTCGACATCGGCCTGACGGTGGAACTCCAGAGTCCTCCGGGCGTTGGCAAGTCGGATTGGGTCGAGAACCTCGCTGCCGAACTGTCCGAACGTGACGGCTTCGAGTGGGGCTACGGCCGGGCGTTCCTCGGCACCTACACCCCGATCGACCTGATGGGCTACATGATCCCCGTCAAGCGAAAGGTCGTGGTCGACGGCGTCGAGACCGAGACCATGGTGTCGGAGTACACGCTCCCGCCGTGGTACTTCTCCGTCGACGGTCGCCCCCTGAACTCCTTCAAGAAGGCGATACTCCTGATGGACGAGTACGGTCAGGGCGAGCCGGACGTCAAGAAGACCGCTGCTGACCTGCGCCTGCACAAGCGCATCGGGCCGCACCAGTTGGCCGACAGCGTGAACATCATTTGCGCGTCCAACCGCGCCAAGGATCGCTCGGGCGTCACGAAGTCGTTCGACTTCGAGATCAACCGTGTCGCCTACCTGAACGTCGAGCCGGACTTCGGGTCGTGGGAAGCGTGGGCATCGAAGCAGCGCATCGAGCCGATCTTCATTCTGTTCGCGCGCAAGTACCCTAACCTGATCTTCAACGGCGATGTGCCCAAGGATCAGGGACCGTTCTGCACGCCGCGCTCGTACGTCGCCGCCATCAAGATGATCCGTGGCCGCGCCGAGATGATGAAGCGGCTCGGCATCACCTCTGCGGGTAACTACGGCTTCGCCGACCAGAACGAGGGCGCCATCGTGCAGGAGCAACTCAACGGCATCATCGGTGAGGCTGCCAGCGTGCAGATGGCCGGGTGGATGCGCATGCGGCTGGAGACGCCCGACTACGCCGACATCGTCCTCAACCCCAAGACGGTCGACATGCCGTCGAAGCCCGACGCCAAGATGCTGGTCTGCTACGAGTGCGCCTACCACGTCACGGCGGCTCAGATGGCCCCGGTCATCGAGTTCATCAAGCGCATGCCCCCGGAGTTCCACGTGACGTTCGCCAAGACGGCGGTCAAGCGTGACCACCGGCTGCTGATCCAGCAGGACATGCACGCTTTTATCAAGAACAATACCGCCTTGCTCAACGCCATCGGATAACATACCATGGGCAGTGTTGCCCATTAATATGTAACCGAGGTCGTTATGCCCCACATATCCCCTCTTAAACTAGACCTGCACGGGCGCATCGCCTTCATGACTGGAGAACGGTACGGCCCGCTGCAGTGTCTATCGTGGCGGGGTGGAACCAAGGGTGACGCGCGGATCAACAACGCGTACCCCACTATCATGTTCAAAGGGCAATCCTACCGCGTTAGTCGAGTGGTGCTGGAACGCAAGCTAGGCCGTCCAATGAGACCCGGGACGTTCGCCTGCCATACCTGCGATGACAGCATGTGTATCGCAATGGAGCACCTATACGAGGGCACGCCCCAACAAAACACCGCCGACATGCGGTCGCGCGGTCGGCACTTCGACAATCGTGGCGAGAAGCACCCTAACGCGAAACTGACTGCTGAGACCGCCGCAGAAATTCGACGGTTGCGGGGCGTGGTATCGCATCGAAAACTAGCCGCCCAATTCGGGGTGTCTCCCGGCGCGGTAGCGAGTGTTCTTTACGGCAAAACGTGGCGAGTAACTAACCCTCAAAGGTAATAAGGAGAGAAAGATGGCACAGCGTGAGTTCACCCTGCAGATCAGGGTATCGTCCGACGACACGACGGTCTTCGACACGGTCAAGCTGCTGATGATCCGGCAGTGTCAGGAATTGTTTGCGCACTGCCTGATCGTTGCGGGCAACTCGGCGCAGAAGCCCGACATCAAGCTGTTCAGCGACGACTGGATCGCCGGTCAGGAAGAAATCGAGCACGAGGCGTCCAAGATCGGCAATGCGCCCGCGCCGGGTGGCGACGACCCGGACGACAAGGTCCTCTAACCTCTCCGGGTAACGATGGCCTATAAAGACCCACTGTACCGCACGGGGAGTTGGACTATCGACCCCGTGGGTCAGTATGCGGTGACGGCGTGGAAGATGATCCACAACGTCCCCGGCTCATACGTGCTGCACGACATCATGTGCTGGCGGCAGACCTACAAGGAAGCCGTTGAATGGCGCACTGGCGTCGGGATGCGTATGCTCGACACTGGAGAGAAAGGCAACGGCATCGTTTGGCTGAACGAACAGGCGGGGAACCTGATACTCATCAGGCGTTCCCCATTCTTCTCGCTACTCGGCCATATCGAGTGGCGCGGCGTCAACGTACTCTAACAACACGGTTGACACCTAGACCGTCGGGCTTTATCCATGACAGCGAAACATGGAGTAAGCCAGTGGCGCATAAAGACCCTGAAAAACGGCGCAAATATCATAGTGAATGGATGAAAAGACACCCCGGCTACGGGACTGCAGCAAGCAGGAAAAGCCGTGCAAAAATGGGCGTCGAACAAGTGCGAGCCTACACACGACAGCAGACGCGTTCGTGGACGATCAGAGTGCGCCACGGCATGACTATAGAACAGTACCAAGCGTTGCTTACCCTACAAGGTAACGCCTGCGCCACGTGCAGTTCGGACAATCCGGGTAATGGTCGCGATTGGCGTATCGACCACTGCCACACAACAAAGAAGGTGCGCGGCCTACTCTGCCATGCGTGCAACGTCGCTCTGGGCCTTATCAAAGATAACAAAACTACTCTGCACAACATGCTCAACTATTTGGAGAGACCCCCATGGACTTCGTAGAAATCGAACTGGACGCTGTCCATCAGAAGGCATGGTATCAAACGAGATCGGCTCTGTTGTGGATGGCTCCCGGCTTCTCTCACGTATTCTACGTGATGTTGAATAGCAAAGGTAACGAGACGATCGTCTACTTCACTCGTGACATCAAGACCATGGCCACCGACGGCGCGTGTATCATGGCCAACCCGGAGTTTTTCTTCGGATTGCCGCTGATGGAGCGCGTGTTCGGCCTCGCCCACGAAATCGGCCACGCCATCATGGATCACTGCGCGACCGGATACAAACTTCAACAGCAGGAGTATCTCGTTACCTCCAAGGGTAAGCGCCTCGCGTACGACGGCGAGACTGCCAATTGGGCGCAGGACTACATCATCAACGACCTCCTGATTAAGTCCAAGATCGGCAAGTTCAACCCGGACTGGCTGCACGACGAGAAGCTCGGCTCTTGCGACGAGGCGTGGCCCGACGTGTACGAGAAGATCTACGATCCCAAGAAGACCGGCAAGAAGGGGGGCCCCGGCTCGGGCAAGGGCACGCAGTTCGACCAGCACCTGCAGCCGGGCGCGGTGCAGGGCAAGGACCCGCAGACGGCCACGCAGCAGCGGTCGGCGCAGGCGTGGAAGAACGCCATCGCCGCGGCAGCGGCCATCCAGAAGGAAGCAGCCAAGGGACGCGGCGACGGCAGCGACGCCATGTCGAAGTTCTTCGGGCAGTTCCTTGAGCCTTACGTGTCGTGGATGGACCAGATCACGGCCTCAATGGCGCGCAAGGTTGGCTCAGGCAGCTACGACTACCGCCGTGCCGACCGGAGGCTCATCCTCAGGGACATCTTCGCGCCCTCAAGGTCGGGTCATGGTGCTGGTACTATCGTGGTGGCTGTCGATAGCTCGGGATCCATCTACAGCGTGCCCAAGCTGATCGAGCGGTTCTTCGCCGAGACTTCGGGCGTGCTCGCTGACCTCAAGCCCCGCAAGATCTGGCTGCTGTGGTGCGACGCAGCGATCGCCCGCGTTGACGAAATCAACGACGAGATGGACCTGATGCACGCAGCCCGCAAGGGTGCCGCGGGTGGCGGCGGCACGCGCTTTGAGCCCGTCTTTGAGTGGATCGAGGAACAGGAGATCACCGACATCGACGCGGTGATCTACCTGACCGACGGTGAGGGGTCCTTCCCCAAGGAAGCCCCTGACTATCACGTCATCTGGGGCGACGTGTCGGGCGGCAGCGTCAAGTATCCGTTCGGTGACGTCATCCAGATTCCCAACGACGGCACCGCCTAACCTGCTGGGGTAACGATGTTCGCCACATGGGCGCTGCTCGCTTACGAAGACCACGGACTAGGAGTGTTCGCTGCGGTCGAGATGATTGAGCACGGGCGCACCCCTGCCGATCTTGCCCTACAGAAACGCGTAGTGCAGGGCCAGAAAAAACGCAAAGAACAAACTCTGCTCATCATGCGAGCGCCGTTCAAGAGACACATACACGCCATCGAGTGGCGCGCTGACTACAGCGTGGTCGTCAAACAACAGAGGTAACGATGAGATCCAAAAACGAGAACAAGCGCCCCTTCAAGGTGTTCCGCGAGTTGAGCGACCCGATCAAGGAGCAGTTCGGGTGGCTTGCCAACGTCACGGCTCGCAAGTTCAAGCCGGTCGGCATCGAGACCGAGCACGTGATCGACTTGTGCGTGAACAAGTCCGATCAGGATTGCCTGCGAGCGGCGTGGGATATGTGCCAAAACCGAATAAGTCCTAAATGGCAGGAGGAGTGCAAGTGCATCGTCGCTGGCGAAGGTCTCGTGCAGCACGTTATCGCGTCTTTCCTCGTCTCCCGCGAGGGCCACTCCAACTACGTTCTGAACCCTGATTATGCAGTTGCCCCGCAAGCGCCTATCGAGAGCGCCCCCGCCGAGTTATCCGCCAAGATGGCCGACGACATTAACCAGTGGCTCAACATCGTGCGCGACATCACTATGGCCAAGGAAGTGTTCACGGCACTGGACGACCAGTACCCCATACGAAGCCGAGAGCAACTGCGGTATGTGTTTCCAGCCGTCGTGCCGCTGCTGCGTCGCGTCGCGACGTCGCCGGGGTACCAAGGCACGCCGATCGGCAAGGAAGCTGCTAAGTGGGCGGCCAACCTCGCCAACCCACTTCCGGCGCACCACTGGAGTCCAGACCCCTCGATGCGCGAGGCGCTGCAGCTTGCAAACTCAACCGTGGCAATGGTGTCACTCTACGATGACACGCCGTACGTCAAGCAACCGCATCAAGCCGACATTCGGCTTTTCGTTCGGGACGGCGCTACTATTTTTCATCCGCTGTGGCCGATGAAAGCGTTAACTATGTTGGGCCTTGCGCCGTAACCTTACCCTAGGAGGTAACGATGGCGAGAATGTACGGCTCTGTTCAGGGCAATCGCGGCAACGCGCATCGGCTCGGGCACAACAAGATGACAACCTACTGCGCCACCACATCGGGCGCGATCAGGTGCGAAGCGTTCATCGGCCCCAAAGGCCAAGATTACGTGCTCGTGTCCATGGAGCCTTGGCAGGGGGCGGGCATGCACCGCACCATCTACCGCGGCCCCATCGGCAAGTTCACGAGGGCGACGTTCGGCGAAGAAGTTGAGTGGAAGGAAGGAGAGCAAGCATGACCACGATGGCAGAGGCACTGCAGATCATCAGCGGCGTGTCGTTCAGCGACATGTCGGCACCGCACGCCGAGAAGGTGGCGGCGTTCTTGGAGCGCGCTACGGCTGAAATCACCGACCGCGAAGCTGCCGTGACCAAGCGCGAGCGCGTCGTGAACGACCGCGAGGCTGCCGTCCAGCTTCGCGAGAACAACGCTGAGGCGCGGCTCAAGGCGCTGGACAGCTACACCCGCGTGCAGAACGCCCTGCAGCCCCGGCAGAAGTCGTGGCTGCGTCGGGGTTGATGTGGGTACACGCGGCCTACGCATGGAGCGATGGCTGTTGGCACTTAATAAAGCCAACCGCTACATTCGTGACTGTGTCTTCGGACGCCGACACACTTACCCACAATCCGCTCAGGCGGGTGTTCCCGTTCCCGTGCTACGTGACGTTGGAGTTCAAGTACAAGTTCGACCTGCCGGATCGAAGAACGGAGGTTCAATGGCGTACCACGGATGCGCCTACTGGCGACAAGACACCCGCACCCCCGGCGTCATTCGCTGGGAAGTTATAGGAAACACTCTCCGGACCTACCCTACGAGAGATCGGTGCTTGCATGAAGTTCGGCACGCGTTGTTGCGCGTCGCCATGGACGGCAGTTTGTATTTACTCGATAGCGTGTATAACAAAGGGCCTCCCGAAGACAACATTACCTTTGCGGGTCATCGGCCGTTGATCCTAGTGCGCCAGCAGCCGTTACCCACTACGTTTTTAGAATACGAATGGAAAATACCTAATTGACATCGTAATGTCTAGAAGGTAGAAACCATTACCCTCAACACACGGAGCGAGTATGTCCGGACCCGGGCCAGATAAGCGACCCTTCAACTTCTACATCAGCCGTCAGCATCTGGCGATCGTCATCGCCGAGGCGAAGAAACAGAAGACCACGAAGACGGCGATCCTCACCGAGCTTCTGGAGGTGCTTAAGGCGCGTCGTGAGCGGCGAGGCGACCCGATCCCGCGACCGGCCCCAAAATACAACGCGCCGTGGTTCGCTGAGAAGAAGGTCAAGCAGCCGAAGGCTAAGAGCTAGCTCAAGCAGGGGTCACCCTGTCGGGAAGGTACGCTATGGCGAGACGATTGATTGGACTCGACTTCGAGACCCACTACGACAGCAAGTTCTACACGCTGCGCAAGATGGACATTCCGTCATACATCTGCGACCCGCGTTTCGAAGCTACGCTCGTTGCCGTCAAGGAGGGCCACAATCCGGCGTTCATTGTCGACGGACCGGACATCCCCCGTTACCTGCAGGGGTTAGGCGATCCGAAGGACATTACCCTCTACGGGCACAATCTGATGTTCGACGCTTGCATCGCGTCGTGGATCTACGGCTGGCGTGCTGGGCTTAACATCTGCACGCTGGCGCTGGCCCGCCAAACGATCCAAGCCTACTGCAGGTCGTTGTCGTTGAAGTCCGTACTTGAGTATCTTCGCCTGCCAGCCAAGGGCGGGTTCCTGTCCATGGTGGATGGGATGCGCCGCGACGACATCATCGCTGCCGGGTTCTGGCAACAGTACTGTGAGTACGCGGTGGGCGACATCGACGGCGCGTACGGCATCTACCAGCAGCTAGCACCTCTGGTGCCGCCCGAGGAGCACGTCATCGCTGACATGGTGCTGCGCATGGCGACCGAACCGTCGTTCGATCTGGACCAGCCTCTGCTGCAGGCACATCTGGACGACGTCATCGAGAAGAAAGAGGAGATGCTGGCGTTCGCCATGATCGGCGGCTCGCTCCGCGGCAAGGAAGACCTCATGTCGAACGACAAGTTCGCTTTGGTCCTCCAGTCGCTGGGTGTCGACCCTCCCACCAAGATGTCGCCTGTCACCGGCAGGCAGGCGTGGGCGTTCGCCAAGTCCGACGAGGGTATGAAGGAGCTACAGGAGCATCCGGACCCCGTTGTGCAGGCAGTTGTCGCGGCTCGGCTGGGGCACAAGACCACGCTGGAAGAAACCCGCACGGCTCGGTTTCTGAATTGCAGTACCCTAACGTTCCCGGCCTATGGCGTGGGTAAGTTCCCCGTACCCTTGAAGGTAAGCGGGGCGCATACTCATCGGTTGTGTCTGGTGGGTGAAACAATTATTTGCACTTTGCGGGATAACCGTGTAGTGTACGATCGTCTTGACTGCCTACGCGCTACTGATCTGGTGTGGGATGGCGAGGCGTTCGTGGCCCACGGGGGACTAGCCTATGCCGGACGAAAGCGAGTTATCACTCACGACGGTGTCACAGGGACGCCCGACCACCGGGTCTTTACCGGGAAAGGGCAACTCGCGCTGGCACTTGCAAAGGCGCAAGGCGAGGACATTACTCGTGGAGGAGTTCCTGATCCGGCACGGGTCGAAACGACTGTGCACAGGGGAGATCACGTATCATTCCAGAGTGGAATTCCACTGCAGCAAGTGCGGGGCCGTTTGTCGGGCCATGTGGAAGGATCTAACGAACCGAGACCGGGTGTTGTGCAAGTCGTGCGCGATTACCGCGCGCATGGCGGGCGTGAAGCCCTCCACCAAGATGTTAGCCGCTTCGGCCAGACAGAACGTAGACGAAGCTGCCAAGGCGAGAGCGCGGCGGGTAGTGTTACCCTTGCAGGCAAGCCAGCCGCTGACACGGGAAACGACACGTTCGCAGGCGCGTCGTTTGTCGGTGAGTTGGAGCCCTTCGGATTGGAAGACCGCCTTGACGACGGCTACTCGTGTGTTCCAGCGATGCACCAACCCCCGCATATCGAGCTACCCGTACTACGGCGGCAGGGGGATCGAAGTCTGGTTTGCCTCGCCAGCGTTGATGGCGGACTGGTTGCTGAAAAACTTAGGACCACGACCGCTGGGCCAGTCGCTCGATCGGATCATGTCCAACGGACATTACGAGCCGGGGAACTTACGTTGGGCGACGAAGGAAGTGCAGATGAAAAACCGCAATTCATGGAAACATGGGACATAATCGACTGCGGACCTCGCAACCGCTTCATGGCTAATGGCCGCCTTGTTCATAATAGCGGTGACTGGAAATATAACGCGCAGAACATGCGCCGCGGCGGCAAACTTCGTAAGTCTCTCAAGGCACCACCCGGCCACACGGTCGTGGTCGGCGACGAAAAACAAATCGAAGCGCGCATGGCCGCCGAGTTCAGCGGGCAGGCCGACCTCGTCGAGCAGTTCCGACTGGGCGTGGACACCTACGCCGCGATGGCGACCAAGATCTTCGGGTTCGTTGTCGATCGTAAGGTTCACGTGCCGCAGGGGTTCGTCGGTAAGACATGTCTCGGCGCTGACACTCTGGTGTTGACAGATAGTGGATGGAAGCCTATCCCATACATCTTGGCTTCCGACAAAGTATGGGACGGTATGGCGTGGGTGACGCATCAGGGATTGATCTACCAAGGGGTGAAGCCGGTACTGACGAAGTACGGCGTGACGGCAACTTCGGACCACGAGATCAGTTTGGGAAGTTCGTGGCTGGAGTGGAGCGCGGTATGCGCGGACCGCCGCCTTTTCCAGTCGGCAGTCGCGTCGGTTCGTTTACCGTGCTCGGCTACGTCAACCACAAACAAGGCTGGCACCCAATCTGCCAATGCGAGTGTGGGCGAGCGGGCCGCGTCGACCGGCACAACCTCAAAAGCGGCAAGTCAACTCGGTGCCGTAAATGTTTGGGCGCGAGGCACTCTAAGAACTTTGCACTGTACCGCGACATCCTGCCTGACGATGCTCACAGACGCCGTCTCGCCAACCGCATCAGGGCCTGCATTGACAGGTGCCACAACCCAAAGAACCGGGTTTACCGCGGCTACGGCGGGCGAGGCATACACGTCCACGAAGCATGGCGTACTAACATCGGCACGTTCTTGGCCTACGTGCAGTCGTGCGCGGGCTGGGATGACCCGGCTCTCCACATGGATCGAACAGATAACGAGAAAGGTTACGAACCGGGCAACATTAGGTTCGTTACCATCACAGGAAACAACCAAAACCGAAGGGAGGTTTGGAAGCTGCAGCTTCGCATCGACGAACTTGAAGCCCGTCTACGACATTGCAAATGCGGGGCCGAGACATCGGTTCACGATCCTGACTGATGAAGGGCCGCTGGTTGTCAGCAACTGCGTGCTCTCGGGCATGTACGGTGTTGGGCCGCCGAAGTTTCGTAGCTCGGTTATTCATCTGTCCAAAGAACAGACCGGCACGAGGATCGACGTCGACGTTGATCTGGGGCCGACCGTTACCTCGGAGACCATCATTGAAGCCTACCGTCGTGAGACGTGGGCGATCACTGAGATGCGGAAGCGGCTGAACAACTGCATCCCGCTGATGGCCCAGCCCGATTGTAACTTCTTCGTCGGGGCAGTGCAGTTCCTCTACCAGAAGATCAAGCTACCAAACGGCCATTACCTCTACTACAATAAGCTACGTTTCGACGACACGTCAGGCAGTTGGATCTACGAGTACGCCGGACGCTGGAAACGCATCTACGGCGGTGCTCTTTTGGAGAACATCATTCAGGCGCTCGCGCGTATCGTGACCATGCACGCGGCGCTGCGCCTGCGCCCCGATCTGAGTAAGTACAACTGGAAGCTGGCACTGCAGGCGCACGATGAACTCGTCTTGATAGTTCCGAACGACCACGTGGACTGCGCCAAACAACGCCTCAAGGAAGAACTTACCCGGCAGGTAACATGGATGCCCAACCTGCCGGTCGATGCTGATATTGGATCAGGCCCCACATACGGAGATGCGAAATGACGAGCCAATCCGACACGACCGCGACGCCGAGCACTCTCAAGGTCCGCACGAAAGTGTCCGCCGCTGAGAAGCAAGCCAACTACGACCGCGCCTACGAGACGCAGGTCAAGCAGTTCTGCTTCCAGCAGGCAGCGGAGCACAGCCTGACAGACGGTGCGGCCAATCCGAAGGCCCCTCCGATGGAGGCGATCCTCCAGAACGCCGACCTCATGTTCAAGTGGTTCAAGAACGGCACCGTGCCCGCGGCCAGAGCCGCCAGCATCCACGCGCTCAACTAACAGGTCCACCATGGCGTTCGAAAGCACCACCGTTACCTTCGGGGGCAACACTTCGGCCAAACCAGCCAACGTGCCGATCAGCTATTCCAAGATCAAAAACTTCCGGTCGTGCCCCAAGCGACACTTCCACTACGACATCGCGAAGGACATCATCGAGGAACGGTCCGAGCAGTTGGACTACGGTGACGCTGTCCATTTGGCCATGCAGAACCGCATCGCCAAGAACATCCCGCTACCTGCGCAGTTCGCGGACTACGAGCCGATCGTCCAGCGGTTCCTCAAAGGGGCCGACAAGCCCGGAGCGCAGATCTTGGTCGAGCAGAAGTTCGCCATCGACAGCAACTTCCAGCCCTGCAAGTTCTTCGACAACAAAGTGGTGATGTATCGCGCCATCGCCGACGCGATCAAGATCATCGGACCAGTGGCGCTGAACAACGACTGGAAGACCGGCAAGGTCAAGGACGACCCGCTGCAGATCCTGACCGCGGCAGCCTGCATCTTCGCGTTCCATCCGCAGGTACAGGTCATCCGCAACGAGTACGTCTGGCTCGAAGCCAACCCCATCCAGATCACCACGGTCGACCTGCGCCGGGATCAACTTCCACAGCTTTGGGCGGACATCATGCCCGAGTTCGAGACGTATCGAGAGGCGATCCGCACGGGCACGTTCCCGCCCAAGAAGAACGGCCTCTGCCGGTCGTACTGCAACGTCACTAGCTGCCAGTTCCACGGCGGATAACGTGACCCCCGAAGGTAAGGTCAAGGCCAAGGTCAAGGCTCTGCTCAGCAGGTTGGGTGTCGAGTACGACATGCCGGTCCGGAACGGCTTCGGCAAGCAGCAGCTAGACTTCTGCCCTTGCTCGGTCGATGGGCATCTACTCATCATCGAGACCAAGGCACCGGGCGAGTGGCTCACGCCGCTGCAGAGGACAACAGCGCTGCGCTGGCTCAATACCGGAGCCAGCGTATTCGTCGTGTCTAACGAGGCCGGACTTAACGCATTGGCGTGGTTCATAGCACGCAGACGAGGACATTAATGACTGCACAACTGCACGTGCCGTGGCAACAAGCAGTCGCGAACCTGTTCCCGGGCGCACCCGTACAGGACGGCAAGATCATCCTGCCGTACGGGGTAGCCGAGACGACGATCCTCAGGCGTCTTGGTATGCAGGTCGAAGCGCCTGTGTTGTCGCAATACAAGTTCACCGGCACGCGGCCGCCGTTCGGCGTGCAGCGCACCACCGTCGAAATGCTAACGATGAACACGCACTGCTACGTGTTGTCAGGCATGGGTGTCGGCAAGACGGCGTGCCCGCTGTGGGCGTTCGATTACCTGCGAGGGCAACAGATCGCCCGCAAGATGCTGGTGGTTGCCCCGCTGTCGACGCTCAGCTTCACATGGATGGCTGAGATCTTTCAGATCCAACTCGGGCGCACAGCGGTCGTGTTGCACGGCAGCCGTGCCAAACGTCTCAAGCTGTTGGCCGAGGACCACGACATCTACATCATTAACCACGACGGCATCGGCACGATCTATCCGGAGCTATGCGCGAAGTTTGGCAAGAAAGACATCCTCACCATCGACGAGCTTGCGACCTACCGCAACCCCGGCCCGCGCACGAAGATGATGAAGAAATTCGCCGAGCATTTTGGTTGGGTATGGGGGATGACGGGTGCCCCTACTCCCAAGGAGCCTACCGACGTCTGGAACCAAGCGAACATCGTTACCCCGGCGCGCGTACCCAAATACTTTGGGCGCTTCCGTGAGGAACTGATGTATAAGATCACCAACTTCAAGTGGCTTCCAAAGGAAGGCGCGGCGCAGAAGGCGTACGAGGCGATGCAGCCGAGCGTGAGGTTCACGCTGGAAGACGTGGGTGAGCTACCGCCGTACATATCTCGCCGCATCGACGTGGACCTTGGGGCCAAGCAGCGACACATCTACGAGGAGATCCGCAAGTCGTGCATGGCTATTGTCGGTGCCGACACGGTGACAGCAGCCAACGCTGGAGTGCTCTTGAGTAAGCTCCTCCAGATCAGTTTGGGTTACGTCTACTCCGAGAAGAAGGGCATCATCACCCTCGACAACCAGAACCGGCTTAACACGGTGGTCGACTTGCTCGGGTCCGGCTGCGGTAAGGCGTTGATCTTCACTTCGTTCAAGCACTCCCTGCAAGGCGTCGCCGACGCAGTTACCTCCGCGGGTTACCGCACGGCGATCGTCTCGGGAGATACACCAGCGGCAGAACGCAATCGTATCTTCGACGCGTTCCAAAATCGTGACGAACTCGACAACATCGTGGCGCATCCGCAGTGCATGGCGCACGGCATCACGATGACGGCAGCGGACACTGTGCTGTGGTTCGGCCCGCACACGTCGTTGGAGATTTACGATCAGGCCAACGCACGTATCCGCCGCACCGGCCAAAAGAAGAAGCAGCAGTTCCTCCATCTGCAGGCGACCCCCGCGGAGAAGAAGATCTGGTCCATGCTCATCGCTCGTCAGGACGTGCAGAGCCAGTTGCTCAAGCTGTTCGAAGACGAAATGTAGTTACGAAAATAAACTACAAATACTTACTTGACAATCCCATTACCCTGCTCTAGGGTAATGGTGGGTAATGAGAGGACCCTCAAATGACCGATGTAGAAAATACTACAGCGCCTCCCGTTGACGTGGAGAAGCTGATCAGCAAGTACGTCAAGCTGCGCGACATCGTTAAGGCGAAGAACGACGCGCACTCCGCTGCCATGAAGCCGTACAGCGAGGCGATGGCGGGCGTGGAGAACATCCTGATGTCGGTGCTGGACGCCAACAGCCTGTCCAACATGAAAACCGCAGCGGGCACCGCTTCGATACTCGACAAATGGAGTGCGGTGGTGGATGATCCGCTGGCGTTCCGGACGTTCTGCATCGAGCACGATCAGTTGGATCTCGCCGACGTGAGAGCGAACGTGACCGCCGTCAGAGATTTCAACGAGGCCAACGGCGCGTTACCTCCCGGGGTTCGCCTGTCTTCTTTCCGGAAAGTCGGCGTTCGCAGGGCGGGCAGCACCGAGTAGGCCTGCCGCCAATCCCCTACTACCAGTAGTTTCTAACGCAGCAGGAGTAAGTATGTCCTCAGAGATGATGATCCCCGCGGGCTTCGGCCTTCCTTCCACGAAGCTGGCTGCTTCGCAGGTCTCCCCCAGCGACCTTGGTGCTGGCATCGGCGCGGCTTTCGCCGTCATCAGCTACAAGGGTAAGGTCTGGTCGATCAAGCACCGCGGCGACAGCAAGGCGCTCATGCGCGCCGACGGCACCGGCCCGCAGGGGACGATCGAGACCGTCATCGTCAAGGCGTCGCCTGTTATCAGCAAGATCTTCTACGCCAACGGCTTCAAGGAAGGCGATAACGCCGCCCCAGACTGCTGGTCGGTGAACGGCGCTAGCCCGGACCCGGCTTCGTCCGCCAAGCAGTCCACGACCTGCGCTGGCTGCCCGAAGCACGCATGGGGCTCTCGCATCACCGAGAGCGGCAAGTCCGGCAAGGCTTGCAGCGACAGCAAGCGCCTCGCGCTCGTCCCCGCTGCCGACATGAACAACGAACTGTTCGGTGGGCCGATGCTCCTGCGTATCCCTGCAGCGTCGCTGCAAGGTCTCAGCCAGTACAGCGCCGCCCTGCAGGCGATGGGTCATGCGTACTACGGCGTCGTGACCGAGATCGGCTTCGACTACAAGGAAGCCTTCCCGCTCCTGACGTTCAAGGCCAAGCGTGTCCTCACCGAGGCAGAGGTCGACGTTCTGCTTGCGCTCCAGAACAGCGAGGTCACCAACCGCATCATTAACGAGGCAGTCGACCATGTGCGGGCGGAAGTTGCCTCTCCGGGTAACGTCGCCGCTGTCGCTGGCGTGGCACCGGCTGTGCCCGCGACCGCTGCTCCTGCCCCAGTGGTGGCCACTCCGGTCGCTGCTCCTGCCCCAGTCGTGTCCGTGACCCCGGCCCCGGTTGTACCGACAAGCACGGCAGTCGCGCCCAACCCGTTTGGTGGGGTCGCTGCCCCGGTCGCTGCCCCGGTCGCTGCCCCGGTTGTTGTCGCCCCGGCAGTATCCGTACCGACCGAACTCACGCTGGAGCAGAAGTTGGCTGCCGCCGAGGCCAAGCTCGCGGCTATGGCGGCGGGCGCGGCTGCGCCGGGCAGGACCCGCAGGGCGCGTACTCCTGCGCCGTCCCCGGCTCCCTCTGCCGACCCCAACGTCGTCGTAGCGGAGCCCGTCGTACCCCAGCAGGTAACCACGGCCCCGCTGCAGTCCCCCGTGAACCCGCAGGCGATCACGGATCTCGAAGCCCAACTGGACGCTCTCACTGGTGTCTAACAGTTGAAGACTACTGGCCGGGGCACCAAGCCCCGGCCCACTTCAATTGTGGGGGGCGAGACGTGGCAGGACCTGAGAGTGTACCAAACGCGGCAGAGTTCCTAGCGAGGGCTCTGCCGTGGCCTGTTGAGGGGGGACCGAAGTTCTTCGTCAACATCCATTATAGAACACCCAAAATCATCAACGGCGTGCCGATCCTCGGCAAGGACGGGCGTCCAGAGCAGTCGTACCCGGGCCGTGCGTGCCTTAATGTGCGCGAGGCGGCCGGGGTCACGGCGTGGGCTAACTCATTTGAGAACGGCGTCGGCACGGACATCTACGTGTGTATGTCCGGCCAGTCGGCGGCCAAAGAGAAGGTCAGCAGCAATGGTCGAACCTACTACAACGCCATCCGAAACGCCGGGAACGCCGTCCTTCACAAGTCGTTCTATGTCGACGTCGACGTCAAGCCGGAAGCCGCGTCGAAAGGATATTCGAACACTGTTGAGGCTGCCCAAGAATTTGGACGTATTCGACGTGCCATCGGCCTCCCTGTACCCTCCATGGTTATCGCCAGCGGAAGCGGAGGTTTTCATGCGCACTGGCTGCTCGTGGAAGCTATCCCTACAGCTACGTGGGAGCCTATCGCCCACCAACTTGTGGCAGCGCTACTTGCTCAAGGGTTCAAAGGTGACACAGGCTGCACTATCGACGCGGCGCGTCTTCTCCGTGTACCCAACACTTTCAATCACAAACAAGGCGGACGCAAACCAGTCCTGATCGGTAATAACTCTGGTCAGGACTATCTACTCGATGCGATAGCTAAGCCGCTTGAGCCGTTTAAAGGCGCGGCCAGTACGGTCATACGTACTTCGAATACTGCAGGTTTCCTCGGCAAGCCCCCGTCGAGGCTGGCCCTGTCGCAGGTCTCACCGGAAAGCCTCTCAGCCGGTGTAGCCCCTGCGGCGGGGCCTGTTCCTATCGCCGACCTAGCCGTCGTGTGCCCCTTCGTGGCGGCCAGCTTGGCCACTGGCGGCGCAGGGAACCCTAACCCCCTGTGGCTCGCAACCACCAACATCGCCACGTTCACCGCTGAGGGCCGCGACGCCGCTCACTGGATGGCGCAGGGCCATCCCGGCTACACGCAGGACAGCACGGACGAACTATGGCACCGTCAGTTGGCCACCAAGATGAACCGCAACTTCGGCTGGCCCAAGTGCCAGACGATCGCCGCCCAAGGCGCTGAGCAGTGCAAGGGCTGCCCTCACGTCGGCAGCGGCAAGAGCCCGTTCAACTTCGTCACTCCCAAGACATTGCCCCCGCAGGTAACCCCCGACGTAGCGCCCGCGGTAGAGGAAGACAGCGAGCCGCTGGCCCCCCTTCCCGACACGTATTCGCGCAACGCCAAGCAGCAGATACTCTACACGGTGACCGACGAGGAAGGCGTGCAGAGCAAGCAGTTGCTCACCCGCTTCCCTTTTGAGAAGCCGTGGCTGCGCTACGAACCGCCAGCGCTGATGTTCACGACAGTCACGGGCGGCGTCATCGGCATGAAGTCGGCACGCCGAGAACAGATATGCGTGCCGTTTGAACTGCTCTACGACGCTACACAGTTTCCCCGCGCTCTCGCCGTTCAGCGTATGGATATAAAAACCCCAGAGATAACAGGAGTGATCGGCTTCATGCGTAGCTGGATCGAGGTCCTCAAAGAGGACACGGAAAACTTCGTCCACGCCGTGCCGTATGGTTGGTTCCGCAACGAGAACAACAATCGGATCAGCGGTTTCTCGTACGGCGGACAGGTGTGGTCCAAGGCTGACTACTCGCGCCCCGCGGCCAACCCCGACATGGTCCTCGATCGGCAGTACAAGCCGTCAGGAGACATAGCGCCGTGGCTGCTGGCGTCGAAGATGCTCACCGACCAGAAGCGCCCGGAGATCGACGCCATCCTTGCAACGGCGTTCGCGTCTCCGCTTGTTACCCTCGTAGGTCAAACCGGCCTCCTCCTCTCGACGTACTCAGCCGAGAGCGGCATCGGCAAGACCACGGCGCTGCGCATCGCGCAGTCTGTGTGGGGGCACCCGATCAAGGCGATCCAGTCGCTCACTGACACGATCAACTCGGTCGTAAAGAAGATGGGCGACCTCAAGAACCTGCCCATGTATTGGGACGAGTTGAAGACCGAGCACGACACGCAGCGGTTCGTGCAATTGGCGTTCCAGCTTTCGGGCGGTAAGGAGAAGTCGCGACTTAGCTCGGCGATCAAGTACCACGAGCCGGGCACTTGGGAGTTGCTCCTGTGCTCGACATCCAACGACAGCCTACTCAACCACATTACCGCGGCGACCAAGACCACGAGCGCGGGCATGGCTCGCATCTTCGAGTTCGTCGTACCCCCGGGGGTAACCGGGCAGATCTCGCCGGGTCTGGCGCAGCAGGTGCTCGACGGCGTCACCTACAACTACGGACATGCTGGCCTCGTGTACGCCAAGTTCCTAGGCGCGAACTACGACAAGGTCGAGGCCGAGGTGAAGGACAAGCTCTACGAGATCGAGAAGGCGCACTCGGCTACCGCTGAGGAGCGCTATTGGCTGGCCATGGTGACAGTGCTTGTTATGGGGGCCAAGTACGCCAACCAGTTGAAGCTCACGAACATCGACGAACAGGCGCTCTATAACTTCCTCGTGAGCGTCTACACCGCGATGCGGAAAGAGCGCAAAGAGAGCCCTGTGGATCTGTCCAATCCGACGTCGATGCTGGGCCACGTCGCGCGTTACCTCAACGTCAAGCGCCCGCACAACAGCATCGTGACCAACCTTATCCACAATGGCAACGGTCGACCGCCCGTGGCAGGTACACCCGGCGCGATCGTCCAGCGGATGGATCCCAACCATCGGATCGACGAAGTGCAAGTTCAGTTCGCCACCGACACGAGCACGGTGCGCATGCTCAGGGCACCATTCGTGGAGTGGTTGGCCGAGCAGAAGCTGAGCCAGCGGCTCGTGCTTCAACAATTGGAGAATACTTTCAACATCAAAGAGGTCCGCGGGCGTCTCGGCGCGGGCACACCACGCGTCACCATGCAGGAGGCTTGCCTTGAGTTTTGGTACGGAGATCCCGTTTTCAATGGTTACATCGAAGTCTAAGAAATGCTGTTGGTGCGGTAAGCTGGTGTACGGCCCTGTGTTGGTCCACGGACTTACCGCCGCAACCGTCCATCGGTATTGCGCCGTGCAGATCGGCATGCACGCCTTCGTGCAGCGCGAAGACGGCGGTGCAGGGATGGCCCCGGCATACGCCGTTATCGAGCGCCCCAGTATTGAGTGGGCCGCCGCGGACGCGCCGAAGACCGAGGAAAAAATAAGCGTTACCCCCGAGGGTAATGAACCCGAGCAATTAAACCTTTTTTAACGGAGCCGCCAATGTCTGTGGAGACAGTCAACCATATAGACTTCCCTAAGCTCTTGGACTTAGGTCAAGCCGAAGTGTCTAGGACCGCTGCCGAGGCAGCGCACTTGTCGTTTCACGGCAGCCAGCACCCCAAGCTGGACCGGATCAAACGTCTCGGCGCGGCGCTGATCTCTGAGATGGAGAAGCTCCGCGACACGCCGCCGATCGTGGTGACCAGACCCGACGGAGAAACGATGACCACGGCGCACCCCTGCGTGCGAGAGGCATCAATCGCCATTACCCAACTGCAGACTTCCGTCTTCTGGTGCGCGTCGGCAGTGATCTCCACCATCAAGGATTGAGCCATGTCCGCTGTTAACCCGAAAGACATCGCGGGAGCGTCCAAGCCTCAGGTGGGGCTTATCCCGGTAGGAGCTATGAACAGCGTAGCGCGCGTGATGGAGTTGGGCGCGGCCAAATACGGCCCCTACAACTGGCGCTCGAAAAACATCTTGTTGATGGTCTATGCGCACGCCGCGCTGCGGCACATCTTTGCGTGGATCGGCGGCGAGAGTAACGACCGCGAGAGTGGCCAGTCGCATCTAGCGCACGCCGCGTCGTGCATGCTGATCGCGCTCGACGCGCTGGAGGCCGGCAACGCGATCGACGATCGGGTGTGGTTACCCGCTGAGGTAACGGACCAGAAGGATAACACCTAAGAGTTATCGAACATGCCGGGGTTCACGACGTGCCTTGCCACCAGCCCGTGTTTGCGGTGGAACACGAGCGCCTGCATCTGGCGTCGACTGCGGTAGCCGTGGTTGGCGGCGTAAGCATCCGCCGACGCCAGCACGCCGAACATTTCAACGAACCCACCGGGATACTCGGTCCTGTCTTCGTGGTGCCCGTGCCCGATCATCATGAGGCGGTACTCGGTGCGCCCCCAGATCTCGGCTTGGTCAGTTGCCATCACGGCGAGCAGCTTATCTCTCTTGACCTTGTCGCCGTGGTGCGTAGCGATGAACACTTTCCCGAACTCGTAGTAGTGAAAGAACTTCGGCGAGCAGTCGATGCTCACGCGAGGCTCGTTCTCGTATAGATGCGAGAGGAACACCGTCACCGCCGCGGCAGTGGACGGGTCATGATTGCCCTTCTCGAATATCACGCGCACGCTCTGGTGCCGCTCAAGGGCCGCCGCGATCATGTGCCGGATCATGCGGACGCCTACGTCCACCATCTTCGGGTAACGTCCGTCGGCATCGAGTAGGTTTTTGTGGGTAGGTGTGACGCTGTCGTAGCTGTCGTAGTGGAAGAAGTCCCCAAGGAACGCGATCAAGGCTTGTTCGCAAGGCGGGCAGGTGTCAATCAGGCGACGGGAGGCATCCTGTAAAATCTGCTCAGCGGCCTTGAGGTCGTAGTTATCGCCGCCTGTCTCCTGATCCCAAGCCAGCATGCCGACGTGATGATCGCCCACCGGGTAGACCGCCAGCAAGTCCATATGCGAGAAGCCCTTAGGTTTGGCGGCCGCTTTAACTGGTTTGATGTCGCCCGCGAGCTTCTCGGCGAATGTTATCCACAGCGCCTCGCGTTGTGCGTCCTCTGGCTTTTCAGAAACCCACTGCTGCGAGACCCGACCTTGCTGGTCGTATAGGGTGGACAGCTTGGTGATCTTCTTGGGATCAGGAAGCTGCACCGCATCCTCTGGCTCCCTTCCCGCAAGTTTGGACTTGTCCCACCGGCCGATCTCATTGCCCTCTCGATCGTAGAGCGTGGACTGGCCTTTGATGACTAGTTTGGGCGGTATCGCGGAAGTAAATCCGCGCCGTCGCGCCTCTCTCAACCGACTATCGTAAGTCGATCGGCTCAGACCCATCGAGTTACCCGCGGCGGTAATACCTCCATGTATCGCTAAGGCATCAACAGTGTCTTGGCATACTTTATCGCTAAGCGGGGCTGACGACATTCAAACTCCTCAGGTGCTAACTCTAGAACGTCTTGTCGCCCCGGTTTTTCGACGCAGGACGGGCGCGCAGGTTCGATAGCGCGTTCGACCCGCCAGACTTAATCGACTTCTTATGGTCGATGTCGTGGCCCTTGGGCGGTTGCCCGTGAGCCTTGATCCACTTGCGACGGGCGGCCATGGCTTTCGCCGTGTCGTCCTTGTGAGCGCGAGCGTAGGCGTCGTATCGGTGGGGGCCAGTGCGGGGCATAGTTACCTCAGCGGGTAATGGGGACGTTGTAGTAGTCGGTCGCTGCGCGCAGATGACGATCGCGCTTCGAGAAGTTCATACCATCCGCGCGGTCTGTGCTCAACTTCTCAAGATCCCGACGACGCTTCTGGTCCATCAGGTCGCCCAGTTTGATCTTCGCGTTGTCAGGCTGGTCGCTGTTCCACTTGGTGATCTCGCGCCACATGGCCGTCTTCTCGTCCGGCGAGGCGTTGATCCAGTCGTTAGACAGCTTCTCCCGTGCCGCCTTGAACTGGCGCTGGTCGCCCTTGATGGCGAACGTCTTCTCGTTGCGCTCAGCGACGTCTCCGGGTGTAAAGCCCGCCGCCTTGATGATCGCGTCACCCATGCTGACAGGCTCCATCTGCTGGCGGCCAGAGGGACTTTTTCTACCTTCCGTGTGCCACTGGTACGCCTGCACGCTGTCGGCCCAGATTTTGAGCGGCAGGAGCAGCCGGCTCGCTTCCACGACGTCACCCTTAGCCAGCGCCTGAAAGCCCTGCACACCGTCAAACAACAGCGCGGTGGGAGCGCCCGCGAGGTTCTTCGCCAGCCACGCCCACAGGTCGTCAGACTTCATGCTCTTGGGATCCTGCCCCGAGGTCAGAAGACTGTTGAAGCTGACGCGCGAGGCGAGGTCGATGCCAGCCCACCGAGCGACACCGCGAGAGAAGATCTGACCGCCCTCGACGCCGAAGACGTTGGCCGCGCCAGCGCGGACGCCCTGCTCGAAGTCTTCGTACGTCTTGTCGGTAATGCCCAGCAGCCCGGCAGCCATGAGCCCGAGCCGGATCGGTTCCAGAGGCATGCCCAGCGCGCCTGCGGTCACCATATGGGTGGCCATCAGGTAAGCGAACGTCTTCATGGCCTGCTTGTCGCCCCTGAACGAAGCGATCGCGGTCTTACCCAGCAGGTAATATGTGCCCTGCGCGTACTTCTTAAACTGCAGCGCCAAACGTCCAACAGGGTGATTGAAGATAGGCGGCGCGTTCCACGCTGCGTAATCCTTCATGGCGTCGTGGACCTGCTCGACGGCGTACTCCATCGCCTTGTCGTGGCTGGCACCCTTCTTACGCTCCATCTTATAGGCAGCCGTTGCCGTCACGGCACGGTTGACACTCTCGACGGCAGCCCCGACCTGACGCGCCATAAGGTCAGCACGGTCGATGGCACGGCCCGTGCGGGACGTGCTCATATCCGTGATGCGCGACAACTCCATGCCCGCGTCGCGGGACATGAGCCCGACATCGTGCAGGTGGTTGAACAGCTTGACCAGCCCATCACCATGCTCGGCGTCCTTCGCCACGCGCTGGGTGAGGGTCGACTGATAGTCCGTAAGATCGGCGTTATGCCCGGACTTCCCTGCGCGATAAGTGTCCCGTAGACCGGCACCGACGATCGTCCTGCCGCCGATCAGATTGTACGCGCTTGACAGCGACTTGATGGTAGGCAGCATCCCGTGCCGTGCCGCCAACAGCGGCAGCGTGACCGTCCACGGCTCGGAACTGTTGATGACATGGAACGCCGGGCTCGCCAGCTTGTCGAGATACGACAACTGCAGGAGGCGGTTCGTGGCGCGATGGAACAACGTATCCACGTCCGTGTCGTTCATCGCGTGAGCGCGCTTGGTGAGTTCGTTCAACCGCTGACGACGTTCGGCCGGAAGGTACTCGTTGTTACCTGCGTGGGTCATGCGCTCGGTGTAGTCCGTCATCTTCTTGAGCGCAGCGTCCACCTCCGGGCGGTACCGCAGGCGCGCGAGATAGCCAGCCGTCGACGAGGCGTAGACGCCAGTGTTCTTGAGGATGTCGTCCGAGTACCCGAGTATGTTATTTCGCGGGAGACGGTGGCTCTGGGCACGCGTGCTGCCCATCGACGCGATACCAGCCTCACGAAGCTGCCGCACCAGTTCGTCCTGTGCGGTCTTATCAAGCCTCTTGAACCCTTCCCGCTTCTGCAGGCCGTTCAGTAGGCGCTGCATCTGCAGCGGCATGAACGCGTCGTTCATCTGAGCCGGGTCGAGCTTCTTCACGTCGACGTGAGTGACGTCGCGCAGCCCCTTGTCGATCAGCCCTTGGCGGCTCTCCGCGGCGGCGCTGGCCTGCTCGTGGAACTCGACGTGCTTCGGCTCAATGGTCACCCGCCAGCGCGCCTCGGCGTTGGGCTCCTCCTTGATGCTGATCGGCTTCTTCTTACCTTCGGCATCGAGTCGGTAGTGGCTCTCGGTAACCGGGTCGACGCCCACCTTGGAGACCTCAGTCGGGCGCAGGCCACGTTCAACGAGGGTCTTCTGCACGAAAGTCTTAGCAGCTTTCTCAGTCTTGAACTCGTAGGTGTTGCCCTTCGCGTCCGGCGCTTCCTCATCGTTGATGCGGCGAGCGCCAGCGGGCGCTTCCACTTCGTGCCGGGCCGTCACAACGAAGTCGCCGCGGCGCATGAAGGGCACGTAAGGTCCTTCGACGCGCGTCAGGGCGCCGGCCTTCTGGATGCTGGACAGCAGGCCGTCCTTGCCCAGCACGATCTTATCGGCGTCCGTGAGCTTCTTGTTGAAGATGCGCTGCGCCAGCGCCTCGGAGCCCCTGCCATCCGACGACGCCGCCTTGAGCGCGTTGCGGATCAGCCCCAGCGACATCTGGTTCTGCGTCTCGCGGAAGTAAGCCGTCGCCTCGTGGAACAGGTCTTTCAGTTCCTGCGGCATCTTCTCGTAGCGAGCCGACAGGTCCTTATGAATTTCCATCTGGTACCAGTTGCCGGGGCTATCCGTCTTGAACTGGTTGCTGACCACTTCGTCGGGATGCACACCGGCACGGCTGGCGTCGTGCGCCAACTCGGCAAAGTCCGTCCATTGCGATCGGCCGTTGGTACGCTGGTCGAACTTGCGCTGTGCTTGGCTCATGTTCTTGATGAGCGGCTCGGCCCTCTCACTGAGGATCTTGTTCTTCATCGTGGACATCTTGCCCATGGCCTCGGCCAACTGGCGGGCGGGACGGTCCGCTCCGAACAGGTGATCGGAGTTGTTGGTCATCTGCACGACGCTAGCGAACTTATCGAGCACGCGCTGGCTGCGCAGCTTCCAGTCGATCTTCGCCGGGATGCGCGCTTCGAAATACTCACGTGGGCTCACGCGCAGGTTCGCGGAAGCGGCTGAAAGAGCGCGTATATCGTTTCGGATCTCGGCCGGTTTTTTAATGCTGCTGTCTATCGCCATTCCTTCGCCAACGGCACGCATCGCCATTTCAAGGGAATTGAACTCGTGCATGCTCTTGAGGCCGAGCAGCTTGAACGTCATGTCAATGAGTTTATCCCACGCCGTGCGCGCGATACCCCAGCGGGTAACAACCGGCTTATCGAGGTTGACGCCACGCAGGATGTCTCGGAACTCTGGATTGGCTGCCGTCTCAGCTAGAAATTCGTGCTCGTTGTGGAAGCCGTATTCGCGGCGGAACTCCGGTATTTTTTCTAGGACATGATCCATCAACTTTCGCACGTCAGCGCGAAAACTCAGATCCAAATCAACCGCACGCGAAGTGATCTCATGGACGCCCTCATGGATCACAACCAATGGGTCGCGAGACCACCGCTTGGGTAGAATGATAATCCCGGGCTTGGCGGGATCGTTATTCCTGTATTGAGCACCTCCAACATCCTCAAGGCCGTTCGCGTCCCACACGGCGTCAGGAACAATATGAACGATGCTGTCGCCGCCTTGGTCCAGCAGCTTACGTTTAACAGCGGCGGCTAAGGCTTTATCCCCGGGGCCATCGCCCGGCGATCCCAACCCGTTTAGGTGTTCTTTAAGCGTGACTTTGGTTGAAGCCACGGTGCCAGCTTCAAGGTTTTTGCGCAGCGTGTCCATGTTCTGCCGCGTTTGGGCCGCTCGCTCAGAGGCCGTTAGGACCTTCGCGTTGCCCTCGTCGACGCGTTCTTTCACGTCTACATCAGCGTCATCCTTGACTGCCAGATCGTCGAGCGCATCTCTCGCCGACACGACCTTTTCACCCGGCTTAATTTTGCGCGTAGCTGCAGTCTCCGCAGACGCGTCTTCGCCCTGCTCCGCGGCCAGCCTCTTAACCTCGGCCTCGATCTCGACTTTACCCTTGGGGGTAACGGTCTCCTTGGTGAGCGCATCGCGCCCTCCACGCATCTCGTGGTCGAGCGGCAGGAACTCAGTGAATGCTTCGTTGAGCCGACGCGCTTTCTCAGCGGGGTCCTTTTCGTTGAGGGCGCTCTTGACTTTCGCGTTGAATTTGTCGGCGTTGTAGAGGTACTTGCGCCACGGAGTGGTGTTGTTCGCCTCAGGCTGGTCGGTGCGGAACCCAGCCCGCGCGATCTGGACGTGCTTCTGCGCAGCCACCACAAGCATGTTGTTGATACGATGTATGATGCTGCGTCGTGCGTCGCCGTCACCGCCGAGCGCCTTGCGCGCTTCGTCGGCGAGTTCCTTGTCACGCGGCTTATTGTTCTCGTCGGTCCACGTGTCGCGCGCCACCTCCTCGGCAGCAGTCTCGTTGTCGTCTTTCTGGATGTTGCGCTTTGTGCGCTTATTGTCAGCCTCATTCTCGCGATGCTGGGCGAGCGCATTGTCGACGTGGCGCTCCAGTCTCGCTTCGGGCGTCTCGGGAGGGAGTTCGGTGCGCTTGAACGTGCTCGGCTTACCAGACGCCTTCGCTTCGGCGCTCGCCTTAGCAGCGGCTTCGTCCTGCAACTTGGTGAGTTCGGCGAACGCCGCGGTTTCGCGCGCCATGTTCGTCTTGACGATAGTCGCTACCTTGCGCGCTGTCTCGTCGCTGCCTTCACCGGGTAGTTTAGCCTTGATGGCCGTGCGGACCTTGATGTCCTCGGCGGTTAGCGGGATCTTTTTACGAACAACCTTCGCGCCGGTCTTCGTCTCTCCCTCAACCTTCGGGGCGACCTTAGCCGTAAGCGTGCCAGCCTTCTTAGCTGCGCTCGCGGCTATCTTAGCTTTGACGTCTGAAACTTGCTTGACGGGCGCGGCGAGCGCGTCCGCGGCGGGTACTTCACCATGAAGGCTCTTGGGCGCGCGCTGCGTGTCCAGCTTGGTCGTCGGCGCGGTCTTTCCGGTCAGGGCTTCTCCAGCGGCAGTTATACGCGCGCTGCGATCCGCCACACCTGCGTTCATCGTGTCAACGGCTTCACCGAGCGCCTTGACCGAACGCGCAAACTTCCCATTGGGATCGTTGATGCGCTTGTGGAAACCGGCAGCCCATGCCTCTGCGGCGTCGCGCCCCTGTGTTTCGGCGATAACATCGTACTTGGCGTTTACTTTGCGAGCGAACCCTGCGGCGAGCCTGCTCATACCAGCGACGCGCTCGTCGGAGTAAGGCTTGTTGACCGCGGCAGTCGTGGCTACTCCAGCGTTACCCTCGGGGGTAACGGGCACGGTGAGAGCAGCAGCGCTGGGCTGGTCGCCCGGCACGTTGGCCTTGGTCTCCACGGCCTCAGGCGACTTGATGACGTCGGCTACGCCAGCCGCAACGGCGCTTGGCTCGTCACCCGGCACGTTGACTTTGGTCTCGACCGGCGAGGGCGGCTTGGCAGCCTCAGTCGCCTCAGTGATCGGGGTGCGCACCAGCGGCGGTGTCTTGGCGACCTTGCGCTCAGTCTTGTATCCGTTGGCCGTCCGCGTGAGTTCGCCGGACGTCCTCATGGCCGTGAGGATGCCCACGATCTCAGTCGGCGGTGGCGCGTCGTCACCGAGCAACACCTTGACGGCGTCGTGGATCTCGGTTGCCCTCATGCGCTTGGTAGCGACAGTGTGGATCGCGTTGACCACTGCTTCGGACGGCCCAGCGGGCGGCGGCGTGGGTGTCGTCGCGGGCGGCGGCACGTTGGGGTCCGGCGCAGTCGCCGCGCCGGGCGGCTTGAGTGCGTCGGGTGAGCCAGTTGCGGCAGCGTCGATCTGCGTGTCGAGCGCAGTCGGTCCATCCGGGGTTAGCGCCGAAGTCTGTGCCGGGTCGGGCGCGACGCCGTCGACCGTCGCCTTCTGGGTCGCGTCTCGTGCCGTCTTCTCGTCCAGCCGCTTGGAAGCCCAGCCGCCAGCCGCGTCCCTAGCCTTGCCGAAGCCACCGCCAACGCCAGCCATGCCACCGGCAAACACACCGCCCTCCAGACCCGAGTTAGCCGCAGCACGAATAATCGGCACAGGGTCGTAGTCGACGCGCTTGCCGACGTTCATTTCGCCTTGTTGGTTGGAAACCTCCCGGCCCGCACCTTCCAGCGCGCCGCCAAGTGCGCCTTCGCCCGTGCTGATACCAGCGCCCTTGATAACGCCGTGCTTCGCGCCCACGCCAATGGCGCGGCTAATGGGAACGGCACCGGCAGCACCGCCAACGGCAGCGGGGACCATGCTGCCGGTGAGTATATCATCAACAAGCAGCTTGCGCGCGTACTCGACGGGGAGCCCGCGCTCCATGTATTCTGCGTACTTGGGAAAGTCCTTGAGAAGTTCTTCCTCGCTGGCCTTCTCGATACGTCCTTTCGTGTCGGAGATAAGAGAGCCAGCGCCAAGCGCGGCTCCGACGATGGGGGCTAGGGAGCCAGAAGCCACATAGGCAGCGACGGGTGCGGCAGAACTTGTCCCCTTCATCACTAAGCTGCTACCGAGGTTCTGGAATACGCTGCGTTGACCCGGCTCGGGGAAGAACGCCGCATCACGATCCTTGCGGCGTTCCTCTGGAATGTATGTGTCGATCTTGTCGCCGACATTGCGCGCCGTCTTGGCGATAGCTCCGACTATTCCATCGTCGCCGCCGACGGCTTCCCCGGCCACCTCGGCAGCGGGAGCGATGACACCACTGAATAGTCCGCTCCCAACAGCCAGCGCGGCGGATCCCGCCAAACTCCCACGGTCTACAGGCTTGTCGTCATCGGGACCGTAAAGTTGGCTGGGGATCAGAGCGGCCATGGCGATACTCTATACGAGTTTCACGGATTGTAATACCGATTAGGTTGTAGCGCGCGATTTCGTATCGCGTCCACTGCTCCGCTCGGTTCTCTCGCCTGCTGCTTGGCTTTCACCTTCTCGGACCAATTATCCACGCCCTTCAACACCCTGCCGGGGAATTGATTGATGGCCCCTTGAGCTCTGAAAAGGTCCATGGTGAAGCTACCGTCCTCGACCTTTCCGGGGAGTTTACTGAGCGCATCACCCAGCGGTTTGACCGCGTCGCCCCATGTCCGTCCCGCAGGCTTGGTCTTCTCTTTAAGCAAATGGTCGCGGTACCGCTCAGTGATCCGGTTGATCTTGGTGTACGCGCCGGGGCGAATGTGGACCTCGACACTATCGTCGTTCTTGAGACGCACGACGATGTTACCTGCGCGGTCACGGCCGACAGGCATGAACTGACGTTCCTTCTGTTCCGTGCCGGGCGTCGTCAACTCAGCGATCATGCGCGCCGTCATGGCCGGGGTCATGTTGCGGTTGCTGGTGAACAGGTTCGTAGCGAGTTCTTTCAGTTCCTCAGGCTTGGCGACTTCTTCGGGCGCGTTCCAAACCGACGGGCGCACGGTACCGTCCTTGGCTTTACTACCGCGTAGGGTCTCAGCGTGCACCGTGATTTCCGCAGGGAGTTCTTGAAGCTCACGCGTCGTCAGCGATCGGTCATAGACGCGCTTCGCCTCGGCGGCACTAAGTGCCTGCTCGCGATTGAAGGCGTCGCGATGTTCTTTTTCGAACGACTTCTTACCAGTCTCCCACGCCTTGATCTGGTTATTGTACTCGCGCTCCATGCTCTGAACGCGGGCAAGTTCCTGCGGCCCGACCTTGTTCTTCGTATTGGCCGCGACCCACTTGCGGAAGCCCTCATCCTGCAGGACTTTCGAGTAAGGGTTACTCCCCTCAAACTTGGTGCCGACGAGCTTCGCACCGGGATGCGTTTCTTCGTATTTTGGCGGCTTGAACACGGGGGCGGATGTCCGCTTGCCGTCATGGACGAGTTCGTCCGGCACAGCCTCGTTATCCATGATGCTGTAGTACCGGCCGTCCTTACCCTTGAAGACCTGATAGCCAGCCTTGTTCTCGCCTTCGATTGTCTTGGCCCACGTTTCATGGCCGCGACCTTTAAAAAGCAGGCCAGAGTTCGGGTCGCGGGACGGCCAGTGGCCTGTCTCGTCAGGCTTCAAGCCAGCGGCTTTGGCGCTCTCGTAATCGTAATCCTTGCCGTCCGGGTCAAACTTCGCAGGCGCAGCGGGCTTACCCGCGGGGGTAACAGGCTGCGGAGCGGAAGCTGGGGCGGACTTGTTAACCCGCAGGACGCTGTCAGGCGGCGGCCCGGACGACGTCGGCGCGGCGGCGGGGGTAGTCGCGGGCGTGTCGCCCGGCGTCGAGCCAGCCTGACGCGCGGTCGGCCGGTTGAGACGCATCGGGCTAGCAGGCGGCAACTGCGGACCGTCGCCGCCGCCCTCTTGGACTTCGTCCGTCCCTTGCATGGCCGGGCTGACCGCGGCGGTCTGTACGTCGGGGTCCGGATCGCCGTCTGCAGTAGGTGCCTCGCTGACCTGTGCGGGCGAGGCGGGCTGGCTACCCTCCCCGCCCGGATTAGGGTTTGGAGGAGCAGTCCCTGTGGCCCGCTGTAGCTCGGAAAGGATGCCCGCGACGGGCGACACTGGGGCAGGCGCGGCCGGACCGCCCTTGCCGCCCATCTTCGCCTTCACGGCTTCGGTGCGGGCTTTGAGGTTCTCGATGCGCGCCTTGTCGAGTTCGGTCGGCTCTTTGGCCTTGTTCTTCCCAACCGAGTTGGCGCGCTGGTTCAGGATGTCCCAGAACAAGCTTTTGTTGCTCAAGCCGAGAGCGGCCTGCAGCAAGTTCTGCGGCGTGATCGTGTATTGGTCGACCGGCTTGCCGTCGTCACCGCGGATGATAGCCGTCTTGCCATCGGGCGAGATCACCATGTGGTTGCCGTCGGGGACCTGCGAGTAGGCGCGAGCCACGAGCCGTTTTGCGCCTTCGATGTCGCCAGCGGCGAGGGCTGCCTTGGCCTGCGTTCCGAACTCGCTCGACTTGACGGCCGAGTATTGGATGATTTCGAACGCGGCCTTGTTCGCCTTTTCCGTCTGGCCAGTCTGCACGAAGTGTTCGTAGACGAGGTTTAGACGACGTAGGGCGACGATGCTGTCGCGCACGTTCGGATCCGCCGCGAGCAGCTTCTTATCAGGAGCCGTCTCGGCAGCGATCTTGTTGATTCCTTGCACGAGTTCTTCGGGGGCAGCGCCAGTCCCGTTAAGGAACGCCATGCGGCCACCAGCCGAGTGGGGATCCTCGGTACCGATGGCGTCGATCTTCGTGCCTTTGAGATGGAACGTGTCGTTGGCGTATTCCATCGCGCCGTTGATCGCCATCCGGATCATGTTGTCCGGATCGTCCTTGTCCAGCACAGGGTCGTACGCCTCGGTACGAGTCTGGTCGCGGAGCGCCTTGCGCTTGCCCTTCGTGCCGCCCGTCGAGTTACCTGCGGGGACAACGGCAGGCGCAGCTTCTGAGCGAGCCGGGACGGCACCGCGAGCTACGCTGGCCGGGGTGTCTCCAAAGGTCGGGACGCCTTCATAAGGCACGACGTTGGGATCACGTACGTCGAACCGTTCGATCGGCTCGACGGGCGTGGTTACAGCAGGGGCGGGCGGGGCGACAGGCGGTGCACCCGGAGCAACGGTCTGCACGTCAGCGGGCGGGGCCTCTATGGGCTCGACCGGAACGCTATACTGCGGCATCGGGGAATGGTCGGCCCCGAGTGCCCGCATGCGATCGACGACGCCACCTTCCTGATACCCCGGAACATTGTCTTCGGTTTCCGACGTTTCAGCCGCATACCTCGGCGGCTCGTCGAGGGTGCCAGTGTTCGGGTCGAGCGGCATCTGGTAAATAGTGCCGTCGCTCCTGCCACCGCCCGACGTGCCACCACCAATGCCAATGGCGTTACCGATACGCGCCAACATGCCGGGCGGCTTACCGAGCGGGGTCACACCGGGCGGGAGAGCGCCGTGCTTTTTCCTGTAGTTTTCGTCGATCACGGATCCGCTAGGGGCACCGTTGCTGCCCTTGTTCCGAGCCATTTCTTCGTATGCGTTCGTGCGTCGGCGTTCGGTGTCGATGCGATTGATCGCGCCAAACGCACCGATAGCTTCTTTGATTTCACGACCGAGCGACATTACGCAGCCCTCCGCATCGAGTTCCCGAGGGCCATGGAGGCGTGGACCGGCACCGCGCCGTGCTGCATCGCGCCCGGCGACACGAACGTCGGTCGCTGGGCGTTGCCCGGCATCGGCTTGGACTTCGGCTTAGCCGGTGCGCCAGCGCGCTCCTCGTCCGCCTTGGCGATCATCTTCTGGAAGTGCTTCTCGCCGTGCCACTGCACCGCGCGCCTCGGAATGACCATCTCGCCGACCTCAAGAGCGGCAGGCACGGTGTCTCCCGTAGCGCGCGGGTTGATGCTGGCGTGGTGCGGCACCATCGAGCCGGGGGTCTGGCTCTGTCCGGCGCTGGGGAACGAGCGGCCGGGCACGGCCCCGCCCTCGGACATGTGCGGCACGGCCTTGTCGTAGTTGACCATCTTGTAGCCACTCGGGTGCGTGCGCACCGCCTCAGGATGCTTCTTCTCGACTTCCTGCGCGATGAGGCCCCGCATTTTGACCGGGTCACCCTTATAGTTGAACTCGTAGATGGTCTGGCCATCCTTGGTCTTACCCACCGGCTTGAGGTTCTCCTTGAGGCGCTTGTCGGAAAACGCCATCGAAGCCAAGCCAATGCCAGCGCCGATAATCGAGCCAACGCCCGAGGACGAGTTATCTTGCGCGCTCCAGCCAGCGAGACTGTCACGGTAGCCCATGCTCGTGGTCTGGGCCGAGTTCATCAATGACTGGTTGCCCAGTCCTGCGTACCCGATGCCGTTGCCCAGAGCGGGCATGAACGTGCCCGTGGTCTGGTTGCCGACGCTAGAGCCGCCAGTGCCCGACTGGTTGGCCGTGCCGTACTGCTGCGCGACCTGACCCGGGTAACCGCGCCCGACATTGATCGCCTCAGACCGCAGGGCGTTGGCCTGTTGGTCGATGAGGACGTCGCTGTTGTTCTGAGCGCCAGCCATAGAGGCCGCACGCGCCAGCTTGGCACCGCGGTTGATCGCCCCCATGCGCAGATCGCTCGGGTTGACACCGAAGCCCTGTAGCTGACGAGTTGCCGCTGCATCGGCCGCGTCGAAGCCCTGCCCCACCGTAGCGGCGGCACGGGCGCGCATGACGCCCTTGCGCTCCTCACTGTCCCAGTTCTGGGCGCGCTCGGCCTGTTCCTGCTCGATCGGCTGGTAGATCTCCTCGTAGCGAGCCCGGTCTTTCTTCGCCGTGGCGGCGTTGGTCTCCATGTTATCGGCCATGGTCGCCATGACACGCTGGCTGTACGGTTTGATGTCGGCGTACTGTTCCTTGGCCCACGCCAACTGCTCGCGCGAAATCGCGTTCTGCTCGGCGGCAGCGGCGCGCTGCGCACTGGCGATGGGTTCGTAATTGGGGGCCGCTGGGGCGCTGGAACCGCTCAAGATGTCGCTCCCGAAACGAAGGCTGGCTTCAAATTAAGCCAACGACAGTCTGCACGATACATCGAAAATATAATCAAGTCACCCCCTACTACTGCCCCGGGGAGACGGGTTTGTTCCTTGAACCCGATCTTTTTGTCGAACTTTATGGCCTTTTCGTTGGTGCTTTCGACCGGGCCGTAGATGACGTCGACCCCAAGCTGATTGAAGCAGTAGTCGAAAATGACCCACAAAAACGCTCGGGTGAGCCAGTCGGGCTCAAACGCGGCGACGTGCATCTGCACGGACCTGTGCAGAAAGCCGTCGATCATGACGCCCCCCAGCAGCTTACCCCCACGGGTAACGGCGATACACCGATCGAACCCCACCCTAAACGGCTGATCTGGATTGAGCGCCCGGCAAATCAGTTCGCCGTCCCAAGGATCGTCGAACCGGATCTCTTTTAGAAGTTCAGCTTCTGCCATGTGGTGCCGGTCCAAACACTCATTACGTCAACCTCGCCCGCCAGCATGGCTGGTCGGGTCCATGTGTCGCCCACCTTGGACGCCACGGGGGCGTCGCGCTGGAAGAACATCTGGGTAGCCCATCCGTTCGGACCCGACTGCCCTATCAACGTCTCGACGGCGAGCTTCAACGCCGCGAACGCTTTCAGCATAGTCTCGGGATCCGTCGCCGGGTCAGGGAGGTCGGGGTATATCTGCCGCGCCATCAGGCTTCCTTGAGTTCTTTAGCGGTCGAAGCGAAGTGAGCCTGAGTGATGAGTTGATTACCCTCAAACTCGAATTGGTAGTTGTCGTACTGCGTCCCGACAGGGAGCCGGAACATCGTGCCCGAAGCGGGCAACGTCACCGTGTGGATCAGGTATCCTTCGGCGTAAACCCTCAGCACAGTCGACGGCGAGGCAACTCCATCAGGGGCCTCGTAGTACACTTTGCCCGCACCGAAGTTGGTCGGACGCTTCATCTGGTACACTTTGGAGCGCCAGATGTAAGTCCCGTGGGCTTGGTCAGAAGACAGGTCCAACTGGTAGACGCCGCGGTTCCGGATAATCAGAACTTCGTCGGACCACGAGTCCTTAAAGATGTTGTACGTCGGCGTCGACTGCAGCAGGGTCGACACTGCAACCCGCGGGTCTTCGACGTCAATCATCACGCCGCCGAGTGTGGCCGACACGTAGACTACGTCAAACGCAGTTGTTTCGAACGCCGTGGCTTCGAACGCACCAAGGCTCGCTCCAGCGTAGGCGATGTACGCTTTCTGGAGCATCGCCGCACTGACGTTCGCCAACACAAGAAGTTCCTGCCAGCGCGTCTTGGAGATTATCTTGTACGTCGCAACGGATTGAGTGTTCGGGCCGATGAGCACCAACCCCGACTGGCTCGCGTAGTACACGCCTTCTTGGGCAGACACGACGCTGCCCGCGGACACGCATGGCTCGGGCAAGCCGGACAGTCGCACCAGCGACATACTCGACGGATGCACGCCAGAGCACATGTACGGCACGCCGGTAGTGGCGATCACCGCTGTCTGGCCGTACACGCCGACACCAACGATATTAAACTCGGTGGAGATCTGGTAGCTGCTGGGCCACGCGTGAGGCCGGTACGGCTCGCAGAACCAGAGCCGATTTTCCTCCCAACCGATAATCATGCCGTTTGGCATGTTCACGAACCCGACAAGGTTTGTGGGCGGCGGGTCGTACTCATGCGACGTGAGTTCTTCGTTGAGCACGACCACTGCCGACGACTGAGTATCGGCGTATACTAGCGTCGCGATAGGCAGTTCCGTCACAAAGAAATACGTCGCGATGCCCTGATCCGACGTGATGGTCCTGTAGATGCGCGTCAGGGTCAGATTACGGTCGGTGGCGTCACTTCCAACGGCCGCCACCGTTACCGTCCACGTATCGTCCACCCTGCCAGTGGTGACTATAGAAGGCTCGCTCGGGGGGCCTTCCTCTCCGAACGCCGAAACATGCGTGTAGACGTACGCCCGCGTCTCCATCGTCGCTGACACGCCACCGGCAACGCCGATAGTAGGAGCAACGCTGGGAGAAGGGATCCCAAGCACGAGGTCCGTGGTAGCCACGGCTATACGGGAGCGGGAGTTGTATCTCGGCGGCGCGGTTCCGTTAGCCCAATAGTACAACGGATCGTTGGCGTTATTAACCGCGCCGTGGACGATTTTTGTATTGGGGTTGTCGAACTCGACCCAATAACTGTCGGCGATGTTGGTAGCGTCTCCGAGACGCCTCGGGACGCGATGCACCATGCGGGTGGATGAATTAAGCGAAGACCGCACAAGCAGGGGTGCTCGCATCCCCGTCAGCTTACCGTCGTAGACCCATGTGTTTTGCGCAAGCGCAGCATTCTGGTCCGGCAGGAGACGGTCGTCCACTGCCGGTACCATTCCGCCAAACGCTTTGATCGCAATAAGGGCCATACAGCGTTACCCCCGCGGGTTATTACCTGCCCTCAGTATAGGACAGATCGTCCGCGGCCGCAGCACTTCCTTGGGCTTGCCGCTTGGCGTTCTCGCTGGCGGTGATCTCGCGGTTGCGAATGCTCTCCGCGGTGCGCCGGGCGACGCCTGCACGCCCAGCTTCCTGTTCGGCAAGGGTGCGCGCCAGCAGTGAATGCGAGATGCCCGCCTCGTTGGTGGCCGGGGCGATCGGCTCGGGCAGGGGATTGGCGGCGGGAGCGGGGGCGACGTCCACCAGCTTGCCCTGCGCTTCAAGCACCATGTCCTCGAAGCCGAGCGGCTTGTCGCTCGTCAGGGTGCGCGAGATGCTCTCGGTGGTCACTTCCGGCGCAAGCGTAATGTACTCTGCCTGAACAGGTTCCGCCATTGCACCGACAAGAGCCAACGGATCGGCCACGTCAGGAGCAGCAGGAACAGCAGGAGCAGGAGCATGAGAAAAAGGCGTAGCAGAACGCTTTTGGACACGGGACATATTACCTCCGGGGGTTATTTCACTTCAAACAGGCGCGTGCGCCTGCTCGTAGCTGTGCGTAGTCTGGCATGAAGTAGCCGCGGATCATACCGTCTTTCGGGAGGACCAACAACTCGTCGGCGGCACGGACTTGTTCAGCGTCCGTCCATTCTGTCACGCGTGGACAGGCGCTAGAACGTCCCGTCGCGCAAGCTGCGGTCAACAGCATCAGGAGTACGGGGAGCACGCTTTTGGGCATCGTCGATCTTTCCCTGCGTTTCGATGGTAGCCTTGAAATCTTCGGTGATTACGTCGTTTGCACCAGCTTCATACACCGACGACGTGTACCACACGATGGCTGCCAAGCCAGCCGCGCACGCGACTACGATCAGGCCGTTGCGCGAGAATAAGAACGCCAAAAAAGCCGTCATGGAAGTTTCTCGGCGGCGAGGGCAGCAGCCTTCGCGATCACTTCGTCCTTCTTCTGGCTGCCGCTACTACTCCCTGTCCAGTATGCGACCACGCCGATGAACGCCGTCAGCAGCCCGCCGAACAACACATTGGCCAGATCTTTCGATCCGGCCGGGATCTCAAAAAAGAACACAGCGATGCAGACGGCGGTGAAGCCGAGCACGACGATGAGGCTAATCAGTACAGCCCCAATGATCGCGATTCGGTCTCGCCAGTCAATCGGGACGCTCACCAGAACATCCACCACGGCCGCTGCTTAGGGGCCGAAATAACCGGGGTCGGTAGCTCAGCCACAGGCAAGAGGCTCGTCGGCGGCTCGACCATTGGCTCCGTGACGCTGATGCGTCGTTCCACGTTCCGCACGCTGGCGAGCATAGCGTTAAGACTAACCGCGTAGTTGGGGTCGGTGGCATAACCAGCCGCCTGTAGTTCGCGGAAATAGTCTTCGTCCGACATCTTGTCGTTGGGGTCAAACACACGCTTGTATCGGCTGTTCGTCGACAGGAACGTGAAATGGTCGGCGAAACTCTCGGCCATACTGTCGTAGTCACGGAACCAATCCTGAATGGTCACGTACCGGCCGTTCACAAACTCGCGCGTGGTGACAAGCTGTCTCTTGCCGGTCCACGACGGCCCTACCTTGATGCCGAACACGTTGTTGCCGATCGCCGACTTTCCCCAGCCGGTCTCCAGCGCCGCCTGCGCCACGACGGCCTGCGGCGAGCAGCCAATCAGTTTGGCCGTAGCTTCGGCAGCATCGAGCGCCTTCGCAGTCCACAGCGCAATGCGCTGCATGTTGGGGTCGGTGTAAGGCTGAGTAACAACGCGCGTCATAGGTGTTTCCCTACAAGTTTCTCGAAGAACCACGCCACAATCGCCAAAATAGACACTAAGAAAGTGCCTTGTTTGAGTAGGAGCATCCACGCTCCTTTACCCATCTGGGCCGCGACTCGCAGTTCCTCTAGTTTGTGGTCAATAGAAGACAATGATGCTTTCATGGACTCGAATTGCACCTCGATGGTGCGAAGTCGGTCTCGTTCTTCGGGGGTCATACGCTCGCTCCCACCGCCGCCGCCCAAGCCTGCACGGCGTTGTATTGAGCCGTCTCCTGCGCGTCAGTCAGCGGTGCCCCGATCGCCACGAAGCCAACCGTGGCGGCGCGAAAGGAGATTGGCGTGTTGTTGCTGTTGTAGCAACCGATCATAAGGGGCACTGCTGGTAGGGTAAGGTTGCCGAGCGTCAAGCCGGTAACATCGGTCAGGCGCACACCCCGGTCGTACGCAAGCATAGTCGTGCCGCCAGCACGGCTGATCGCCTTCAACCCTCTTGAGTCAGCCGGACTTAGGGCGAACGTGGCAGAGGTAGTAATATTGTTCGCAATAGCAGTCATTGAACCGCCGCTTCGGGGAATGATGGCAATAGCCGGGCTCGTTGTTTGGCGGACGCCCGCCGTGTAAGCGTTAACGCTGAGGTCCACCCGCTCGTAAACGGCTAGGCGCTGGTTGTTACCTGTGTAGGCAACGGCGTGCGTGCTCGGGATGAAACCGGTGTTTATGTAGTTCGTGGCACCATCGAAAAGGTAGTCACGGTCCACAGTAAATACCGGAGAGTTGACCGTCGTTGCCAGTCGACGTTGCTTCACGGATACCAAAGACTGAACCGAGTTCTCAGCCCACAAACCCCAATAATCGTCGGTTAGCGCCCAATTACCCGCGGCTTTTTCGGCGCGGATAAAGGCGCTGATGGTTGAAACCCGCGCATTGGACACGGTGCCGCCATTCGCTACGACGGCGGCAGCCCAAGCTCTCGCTTCGGCGGTTGTGCTGTTAAAGAGGATGTTGGCAACCGCCCTGAGCATCAGACGCCAACACTTTTCAGCGTAATCTTGAACACGGTCGACGCGGCCGGTGTCCACGTGCCGAGCGTCACGAGATAACCGAAAAGCGCCCCGCCAGACGGCACGGTGATTTGGTTGTTGACCTGCAAAGTCTGAACGTAAAGCGTGGACCCTAGATCGACGGGCGTCCCGAGGTCGATGTAATCGAGGAACGATGCGCGGTCACCGGAAGGGAGATCCCACGCAGCGTTGTCGCCCAACGCAGACGGTGGTGTCACGTTGTATAGATACAACCTGAAACTCGTCATGCCCGAGACGACTGCCGCAATGTCGATCTCAAGCAGCGCCTTGGTGATGATGACTTCGCCGCCAGCCGCAGGGGCGATACCGGAAAAGGTCAACGCCGCGGTGCTGCCGGTTGCCGCACCAATTACGTCGTTGGCCGCGTACAGGTTCGTGTCGTTGGTACGGGTCAGAGACACCGCCGACCGAAAACCAGTACCACCAACCGGCACTGGATTGGTCGCTGACGCTACTGAGTCCGCGTCAACGCCGTTGTCGAACTTGATCCGGTCATTACCCATGGATATGCCCTCCCTTTGTTACCCGCCAAGGTAACTTTAGTAGAGCCCGCCCATAGGGCCAACGCCAGCGGTGAACGTAGACACCGGAGTGATCGCCGTCGCCGTGCCGTAAACTTCGCCGGTCTTCTTGAACTGTGCGAAGTTGCCGATCGGATGAGTGTTCACGCGGGCAGTGGTGTTGTTGACCTGCAGGCCGACGAAATACTGACCCGGACGCAGGTTGATCGGCGCGCTGAACGGGATGCGCTGGAAAGCATCCGTGCCAGACATCGCGGTCGACGCCGAAGAAGCGATGACCGTGCCGGCGCTGTTGTAAAGGATCACCTTCAAGTTGCCCGAAGCGACCGAGCCGTTGAAGTTGGCGAAGCCAGTGGCGCGGCAGCCGACAGCTACCTCGATCTCGGCGATATACGTCTCAGTGATGACGGGGGTCGTGTCCGTTCCGTCCGTGGACGCCTTGACCGGTACGTTGCCGGTACAAACAGCGCGCGGGGCACCGTTGAAAAAGCTGCTGGGGCCGTCCGCGCGGCCGCTGATCGGACCGCCAATATCGTTCGCCATGGTTCTCTCCGTGGGTATCGGGTCAAGTTTAAGCCTGGACTACTTTATGCGCGTATCGGCAACGTGTCGAGCGTAATTTGTTAGTCGTAACTGTTGGCTAACCGAAACAGATCGTCGAGATCGTCCTCTGACCAGCCAGCGGCCTGCCCGACTAACGATACCAACGGGTCGTCTCTACGGAAAGCAGCGGCCCTTGCCCACAATGTCTTTGCAAGCGGATCGTTTACAGCAGCTACTACATTATCAATCTGCGCGAGCATGTCTAACGTGTATAGGGCGCGCATCAATGCACCAGCCCCCACTTCCGTAGGAACGTCAGTTCGAGCGAGTTCCTTCTCAAAATCCTCTTTTGACGGTGGCACAAAACCCTGCGGCCAAATTATGCCTTCGAATGTGTTGTTGTTATTAGTGGCTGGTAGCGCGCCAGTAAATTTCAGGAGCGCCTTGGTGAAATTCAGCGACATCTTCGGCTCCTAGTAATACCACGTATAAGTCATACCGCAGGCGCTCTGTGTGCCGCCACCATAGATAGCGTTAGATCCCGTGTTGTAATTACAGTATTCAAGCGCCGCCATGTAGCCAAGACCGAACGGCAACGCCGATGCACCGCCGACAGATACCGCAAATCCAGAGCCTGAGTCCGTCGACCCGATAGTATTAAAACCAGTGTGGGTGGCGGTGTTGTTATAGCCCATGCCGATGATGATTTGCCCAGAGCCAGTAGAGTTATAATAGTTATGTGCCGTGTTCGCCACCAAGGCATCACGCATACCTCCAGAGACAACGGTCACACGTTCGTTTGCTGCGCCGTTAACTGGACGCCACGCACTCGCGTTGTATGCCCATGAAGCCGCTGGGTCAGCGACGCTGCTACTTATCGCGACGCGATTGAATGCGTTCCAGATACCGATGAAAGCAGCTGAACCTGATCCGCCATACCCTCCGATTTTAAAGTCGATCTGCGACGACGCGTTGAAGTACACCGACCCAACGTACGTGCCCTTAGTCGCAGCGGGGCCGTTCGTGATGTCGTACTTGTTGACATAAACGCCATTCAGAAGTTGTAGCTCAGTCGTCGCCGCACCCGTCCCGCGGACGCTGGTGTAGTTGAAGGCCGTGTGAACGCCAGATTGCGACCCGGACGTCGTGATATACGTGCCAGCAATCTGATCGGCCAGCGTCGTGCTCAATTTGTAGCTGTTGGCGTCAACTTTAGTCACGAAGTAGTCGATATTGGCCGAGAGACCAGTCGGCAGTGCGCCAGTGGTCGTAAAACGTACCGTCGCGCCGTCCCAGAGGCCGTGGCCAGTATGCGTGACCACGCCCGGCGTAGCGATGGTCACCGTAATGGTCGAACTCGCAGTCCATTTAGGGCCGCGAGTGAGCGTGTTCACGCCAGCGTTATTCCACACGAAAAGGTCTTGGATCTGGTACGGCCCAGCTACGGCTGCGCCAGCGTTGCCCACCGCACTGGCCGTCGTGTCGTTGCTCAACTCGGAGAACGTAATCGCGCTCCAAGTCGTGCCGTCGTACGACGGGTATTGTGCGTACCCGACGCCAGCGGGCGTGTAATAGACGGTTGTCTTGCCCGTCTGATCCGTCGTCGACACAGGGACGCCAGTCTCCAGCGTAAGTCGGCCTGTCGGAGCGAACGCAGTCATGTACGCGGCGGCGTTCGTGAGCGGGCTGAGCCACCCCGTGCCGCTGTAGAACTCAAAAACGCTAGTCGTGGTGTTCCACCGCATCATGCCAGCAGTTGGTGCCGCGGGCCGTTCGACGGTCGACCCGGATGCACCAGTGATCGCCCCCGTCGTGAGTGGGAAGGTCACGTCCCAAGTAGCCGAAAACGCCATCGGCAGTTCCTGCACCGCGCCAGCGCCCGACGTGTCACGGCCCATGATCTTGCCAGCGGCCATCGTGATCGTGTGGCCGTCGTTCCAATCTGACGGCTGCACCACGGTGCTATCGGTGCCGTCCGCCTTAGGACTTACAAACGGATGGGTGACTACGATAGCCATTATGCGCCCCTCTGCGAACCGACGGCGTAACTTGGGAACGTCCAGTTAGTCTGGCCGTACACGTTCGCCTTGATGGCTTCAACGCGCGCCTTGGATTTACCAGACCTGAACACCCGCATGTAGAAGTCAGCTTTTCTATTGTCGGTGTATGGTTTGCCGCCGTGAGCGAACATCTTTCCGAGCGTTCCTGCAAGCAAGATGTCGCCGTACTTGAGCATTACCCACGAAGGTAATACCGGGTATCCATCGCTGTCGACTGGATCCTTCACAGTCTTCGAAACCAGCGCCACCCAAGTCGCCGCTGTCGAAGGCGTGACCCCCAAGACGAGGTACCCGGGGATGTTCATAGAGCAGGGCGCGACCGGCTTCTTGTCGATGTCGGTGCTCTCGAACAACGTAAGCAGACGGATGATAGTTCCGTCAGCCAAAGGTGTGAGTGTGTAAGAACGATCGTTGGCCACGACCGGCACGGTGATTTCTTCGGTCCACACATTCGTGGCGTCGAAAAACTCGCGCGCAGCGGCGAACAACTCGGCTTGGATCGCACTGGTGATCGAGCCCGGAAGGTTAACGCGGGCGTCAGCTACAAGCCGAAGGATCTCGCTGCTGGCGGTCATTAAGCACTCCCAACGGGTCCGGTCAGCTTCTTCGTGAAGGTGTTCAGCAGAGCGGCGGCGCGAGCGTCTTGATTGCCCTCGTCGTCTTCAAGCTCGCAGAGTCCAGCCACGTAAAAAACCAACGCCGGACGGTACTGTAGCTCGAAACTGATCGCCGTGCCACTGTCTGACGTCGTGTACTGCGGAATGGTGTCAGGAGTAGCGCGCCACAAGTCCGGCCGAATGAACCGGCTCTCCAGCAGCCCCATATTCAGGTGTTGGTAAACGACCGCGTCGGGCCACCGAACGCCACCCGTATCCTGCAGGAGGGCACGGACCGCGGTGACGATGTCACCGACAGTCGTGTATCCAGCAACAGTGGATACAGTGAAGAAATACGGGACTGGCACGGTTACCTCCGGGGGTAAGCTTACTTCTTCGGCTCTTCGCGCTTACTCATCATCTCACGCATGGCGTCGACCTGCTTCCGCAGGCTGGCGATCTCGTGCATCTTTTTAGTGAGTTCAGTCTCGTTCACGGCGCGGCTCCTTACGGCTTGGCGGGCGGCGGTGTCTTGGCCTTCGCCAACTCAGCGCGGGCTTCCTGTAGCTGCTTGCCCAGCTTCTGGACCTCAGCGGCCAGCTTGATCACCTGACCGCTGCGCTCGTTCAGAAGCTGCATCGCAACGTCCAGTTCTTCGTTGTGTGTCTGCTGTTGGGCCTGCGCGAAGGCGGGGGCCGACAGGAGCAGGGCGGCAACGATGGCGGCGATCTTCCTCACTACTTCATCCTTTTCTTGAGTTGCTCGATTTCGGCCTTGAGGTTGTCGTTGGCCGTCTTCAGTTCGCGAATGGCACCAGCAAAATACGGTGCCAGTTCTTGGTACTTGACGGCGCGTCTCCTTACGGCTTGGCGGTCAGACCATCGGGGCGCTGGCTCACTTCTTCGGCTCCTCTCGCTTCGGCAACTTCTCGCGCATCGTCTCCAGTTGCCCGCGCAGCAGGGCGATCTCGTCGAGCATGTCGGAGACCTTGGCCTCGGCTACCGCCAGTTGGCTGACGAGGTACTGCTTGCCAGTTGGGAGTTGTTCAGCGGGCTGTTGAGCAAACGCGAGGCTCGACAGGAAGATCAGAATCGCGGCAAGTTTCAGCATGTTGTGATGATCCCTTTTGTTACGACGGCGGTGGCAGGATTGAAGGTGCCGACCGTGCAGTTGACGCCCGGCGTACCGTTCGCCTGATAGGCGGTTGTGGCATTGATCGTGGCTCCGGTGATGGTACCGCTCGCCAGCACCGATGCCAGCGATATGCCGCCCGCAATCGAGCCGATTGCGCCTGTTCCGAACCCCATGATCCCTGCGGATATTCTGGAGATTGCTGTATCGGCAGAAGCCAAGGAGGAGCCTGAAGAAAATCCGATGAGGCCATCCGACCGCCCTCGGATGGCACCGCTGAATTCCCAGCGAGGCACGGTAAGGGTCGCAAGACTGATGATGGCGGCTGATCGCCTATAAAAGCCGGTGGTAGGCTCGGACGTGAACACCAGAGATGGCAGCGCCGACGTGCCGTCCGCGACTCCAAGGACACCTGTAAACGTCCCCGAAGTGGCCGTAATGGTACTCGGTGTCGTAGCGCCAATAGCTCCCGGTGACGCAAAGGTCGCTCCACTCAGGCTGCTGGCGTTGAGGTTGGCAACATTAGTTGTCGAGGCAACGACGAAAGGCGCTGTACCAGTGGCTAAAGTCGAAGTTATCTGTCCCGTAACGCTGGCCCCCGAACTCATAGAGACGATGCCGCTGCCCGCCGGGGTGAGCGTAATGTTGCCCGACGCCAGCACCGCATTGATCGACGCGGTACCGGGCGTCGTTGACCAGCCCATACCATTCCCAGCCTGCGTGGAAATCAACAGCCCGTCGTCAAATTTCGAGAACGGGCTAGTGATGATGCCATGCGCCCACTGCCCGGAAATCTGCGTGTGGGCGTAGGGAACATCGGTTGCGAAGAACAACGCCTGATCCGATCCACCACCAGATACTGTCGCCGCCGCCACACCGGCCCCGGTGATGTTAAAGGTGGTCGATGTCAGGCCGGAAATCGTGTACGAGCCAGCGCCGAACGTCACACCGCTGATGGTGTAGGACATCGGAAGGTAGATACTGTCGCCATTCGACCTGAAAGAAAGTCCAGCGACGCTGCCAGCCCCTGCCGTGACGGTGATGGTCGAAGTACCAATCGTCGTTCTGAACGGATTGGAACCTAGATAAGTATACGAGCCATAGTCGTCATGCCCCACGCCGCCGTGGCTCGCCACAGTATCCTGCGGGCCGCCAACGAGGGAATTGGGCGATATGGCGAAGCAATGGTAGAAGCGCGTAGGAACCTGATGCCCGTTGCACGAGTATCCGAAATCGACGTGCGTTGGCGTGCCGCCGCCAGATGCACCAAGCAGGCTGTTGAACGCAACGATCTGATCAGCTTCCGTCAAGTTGGGAGTCGTGAAGCGCGTGGCGTAATAGCCCTTGTTCGCACCACGATTAACAACGTCCAACTCGCGGCCCGTCACCGCCCAATAGTTGAGCAGCGACGTGTCGGGCGGGGATACGCTGACGCTCCATTCGTTTTGATAGATCGGCCCCGCGCCGGGCATCGGAATGTAATTTCGAGGATTGGCATACTGAATGTTGCCTCTGTTCAGGTAGAAGCCGTCTGCTCCGCTCGTCCAGTTGATGGTAGCGCGGTTGTGGTACACTGCGAAGTCGGGTTCCACCGTCACGGCCGCACCACCGCCCGTGGCTGTGGAGGAAGCAGCACCGCTCGCCGTCACGGTGAAGGTGTTGTCATCTACGATGGACTGCACCTTGTACCACCCCGACAGCGTGATGCCGCCGACCGCCGTTGCGCCACCGATGTTTACATAGGTTGGATATGTGGTGACGTTGATCGAATTGTTAGCAGCCCCACAACATGTCGCCCACGTCACGGTGACCGTGGCGCTACCGTTCTGCGTCGAGATCGGATTGATCAGGAGCGTGCTTGTCGGCTGATTGCTGTTCGCAGGGCGGCGCTCATCGCCAATGATACCGCCCGGTATCGTGCCCCGGATGGCGCTAGAGTACATCGCGGGTATGGATGAAATATACAGACTGCCGTTGTTATACGGCCCGCTGCCACGCTCGCCGCGAAGAAGTGTGCCTTTGGAGGCCCCGGCGTCGGTGAAGCCAAAAATGAGGAAAGGCGAGCCCGTGTTGTTCCCCGTTTCGGCCGTGCTGAAGGCGCTCACAGTCCAGCGGCTGACACCGGCAGTATTAAACCCCAGCGTCCGGTTCGTTCCGGCAGCGCCGCTGATAAAGGCTTGAGTTGTGATAGTCAGATTGGAAGGCAGCGTCGTGGAGAACGCGGGCGTTCCCGTGGCGCCGCCGATCATCACACTGCTGACGGGGGATGTTTTCCCGACGGCAAGCGGCGTTGCCGCTCGCGTGTAGCAGACAGTCGTGCCAGCCGTCGGCTGCACTTGAAAGACATCGTCGGCTGCCGAGCAGGCTCCGCTCGACAGGTTAAAGATGCCGGGGTTCGCGTCGAGAACCTGCACGACGCCAGGGCGCGCGATCGTCATCGCCTTGAGCGCCGCAATGGTCGATACTGTGAATAAGTCCTGTTTGGTCTGGGCGAGAGCCGGGGAGGCAATGACCAGCGAGAGGAGCGTAAGAAGCAGCTTTTTCATGCGACTGACCATGTTCCTGATACTGTTTGAACAACCCAGACGGTGGACGATCGGCATTTAAAGTAGACGTATGAGCCGACCGAACTAGAAGTTAGCGAGCCACCCGAGGACGACGGCACCGTACCCATATACACGAACGACCCGCCGGGGGCTTGTATAATGAGATTATAGGCAGCCATGACGGCGAAGCCAAATACTAAACCGACCGCCGGGGTTGGCAGAGTGAATGTGACAGTTCCGGCAGCGCCGATATTGTCAAACTCTGTGAACGTGTCGGCGGCGAGAACACTGTAGTTGGCCGTCTTGGACGCGTACACAGCGAGGGCCGACGGCGTTAGTGCCGCAAAATTAGCGTTCAAGGCGTCAACGAACGCCTGAGAAGCTCCTGTTACCGGGAAGTCCGTCATGTGTAGCTCCTGTCATCAGGTGGAAAAAAGACGGGGGAGGTTACCCTTTCAGGTAACACCCCCCCGCTCCAGCCCCCCGGCAAGGGAGTTGTGGTTTACCCGGCGAGGACGATGGCCTGAGCCAGCGCAGTACCGTCAACCACCTTGTAGCCGTAGACCTGCAGGCCGCGCAGAATCTGACCGAAGGTGCGCTCCGAGCGAAGCGTCTCCATGTTCGTCATCTGCGACGCGAAGGTCAGGCCGTGGGCGTGACCGGCGTAGACCGCGTACTCGCCAGCGGCGAGGCCACCAGCCACACCATTCGGAAGCAGGTTGGACACGTAGACCGTAAAGCGGTCGACCATGCCGATGCGGCCGTTGCGGATCATCGTGACGCCATCGCCAGACATGTAAGCCTGACGGAGTTCCGACTTCTTGATGAGCGTGCTCATCCACGTCGGGATGACGACCCAGCGGCCCGCTTCGGGGATGTTGCGCTCGTCCAGCACCTGACCGAGGCGCAGGAGGACATCGAGGACGTCGACCTGACCCGCAGCCGGGCTGTTCGCCACGACGGTCAGGGGGGTGCCCGTCACGCCGAGGTTGATGTTGGCCGAGTAGAAGCCCGCCGTCGCGCCGCGATTGGTGGTGGCAGTGGCACCGTTGAGGATGCCGAGCAGGACCGCGGAGTCGATCGTGATCTTCATCTGCTGAGCGGCGTCGTCGGACCACAGGGACATGTTGTTCACGTCCGACTGGATCTTCATCACGTCGTCGAGCATCGTGTTGAAGTACTTGCCTTGGTCGATGTTCAGCACGACCACGGTACCGACCGGACGTTCGACCGTCAGATCGCCGCCCGCGAGGTAGTCGCGGATGGTCACGGTCGGCTTGGTGCGAATGTTCACCTTGTCGCCGTGGGCCTTGATCTCGCCCTCGTAGTCGGTGTTGCTGATCGCAGCCAGCACGGTGGCGGCGTAGAACTTCTCGATCAGCTTGCCAGACCAAATCTCCGGGATGAACACACCCGTCATGGTCGGCATCGAGGTGCCAGAAGGATATACTGCGGGGGTAGTGCCGCCCGTTGCAAGACCGAAAGCCATGGTAGCCTCCTAATTACCGGGGGATACCATGGTGGTCGGCCCCCGTCGGTTAAATGATGCGGTTTTCAGTGCCAGCCAAGATGATCTCGGCTTCGTACCCGGCTGCTTCGGCTTCCCTGCCACGATAGAACCCACGGTTCTTCGCGTCGTAGAAAGCTTTGACATCGGCTCGGGTGTAGATGGGTTTCTGGGGCGACGGCGTAACCGGCGTCTGTACGCGAGCGCGTCCCGGTGCTGCGAGGCTTTCCAGTGGGACCTTCGGCTGCCGCGGGGCCTGCGGAGCAGGGGGAGCGGTAGGGTCGGTCTCAGGCTGTGTGCCCGTGCTTCCGGGGTTCTCAGCGAGGAACCCGTTGCAGATTGCGAGGACCCGGGGGCCGTCGATCGACAGCCAAGCCGTTTCCAGCAGTTCCTGACGAATAGCACCACTAATCGGATCGCGCAAGTGGAGCCACGCCTTAAAATCGTCAGAGACGTTCACCGCCTCAAAGTCAATCTGCGTGTTGAGCCAGTTGCGCATGTTGGTTTCGCGCTCGATGGCGATGTTTTCCGCAGTTGCGTTGACCACGGGGGCGACCGTCTGCAGCGCCTTCGCTGCCTTGGCTTCGGCGATGCGGGCGATTGTCGCGGTGAGGTCCGGACCCCACGCTTCGAGTTCTTCCGCGGTAAACCCGTCGTCCACGTTCGAGGCAACCGGCGTGGGTTGCGGCGTCGGCGCGGCGCGGCGAGCCGTCAACTCTGCGGTGAGGTCGGCGATCATCTTCTGATCTTTGGCCTGTTGGATCTTAAAACGACCCTGCAAGGACTTGTACGAGTGCTCCCACTTCGCCTCGGGGGTGCCCGGCGTCGCGGGAGGCGGCAGTTCATCGTCACCCTGAGGGGTAACAATAGCTACTGGCGTCGCGTTCGGGTCGACGACCGTCTGCGGATCCACCACTGGAACGGGTGGAGCGTTCGGATCCACTGGCGCAAGAGACGCGATGTACTCGGCTTGGATGCGATCGGCTTCACTGCCCGCGGTGCGGACGGCGGCGGGAGCGTATTCAGGCGTCGGGGCGACAACTGCGGGGGTCTCAGACACTTGCGGGGCGGGCGACATTCATTTTCTCCTCGTATTGCCGGGTTTTGGTGGAACTTTCGACCAGCAGAACCATCAGTTCGTGCATGATCTGGGCTCGGCCCTGTTGATTTAGGATCTTGCCTTCCGGGGCCGTGACGGTAAGCATTATTTCACGGCTTTCCCAAGCACCGATGACGTTCAAAAACGCCGAAAATTCGCTGGGAGCAGCCGTTTTGAGGTAGTGCATCGCCATCGACAACCCAACTTTGGGGTCTTTGACGTCTTGGTTGGCCGGGGGAGCCATGCGGAGGGTCCTTATTACTCGATCTTGATGCCCTTCGTACCCATCGCCTCGATGTCGGCGTAGGTGGTGAGCGCACCAGCGCCGGAAGGGGTCGCTTTTGCGTACATGCTCATGGTCCGGTCCGCAGGAGACCCACCCGTGAGCTTGGAAAGGGCGTGGCGGTTGGGCAGCATTTCTTGACGCGAGCCTTTACCAGTCGCCACAAAGTTCTTTTTCCCGCTGTGTTGACCCAGCGCGTTCTTATTGCCCCAACCACCGCCCATTTTCATGGGCTTTGTACGCATAGCCATTAGCTGGCCGCGGAGTTACCCGGGCGCGCGGCGCGCGAGCCGGTGAAGCCGTGCATCGAGGTCTTGCCCCCCGACGCGAACTGGGCACCCTTGCCGCGGGCGTCGTTGCTCGTTGAACCAGCGACAGCCGGATTCGCGCCGCCCGGCCCAAACATGTGGCCGGATCCACCCTTGGCGTACTTGCCTTCGCTGGAACCTTCCTGCGAAGACCCACCGGGAACCTGCGTGCCGCCACCGTTCTGCTTGATGGAGCCGCTGCCGCCGCCATGAGCCCACGCGGGGCTCGACTTCGAAATGCTCTTAGCCATGATTTTCTCCTTACCCCGAAAATGTAGCCGTCAGGCTACCATTATCCAACACCGCCCGCAATGCGCTGCTGCGAGTTCTCACGAGGCCCCATGTCCTGCGTGGCCTGAGGAGGCGTCTGCCCCGGGACCTGCCCACCCGACCCATCTTCCGGATGGGGCGCACCCATGCCCGCGGAGCCGGGGACGCCTTGGTTAGCGGCAAGCTGCTCGGCCTGTCGCTGTTGTTCCTCGATCTGGTCGGACGTCGGCACGATGTCCGCGCCCTGCATGCCGAGGGTCTCGGCCACCGACCGGAGCACCGCGGCGCGTCCCTTCGGACCCATGATCTGGGTGTCGATCGGGTTGCCCGTGATCTGGAGGAACTCCAACTGGCGGCTGCGCTGCGTCTCGCGCTGCATGGCGACCGCGACACCCTTCACGACGAGACGCTCGGTCCCGTCAAGAATGTCAGTGGTATCGGTCAGGAGCACCATGTCGAGCAGCCCGTGAAGCAACGGATCCATCACGTCGCGGTCGATATTCGCCGCCACCGTCTGGAGGATCTTGGACGCGTTGCCCATGAGCATGGCGAGGCCGGACGCTGTACGCCCAGCGCCACCACCGGGAGAGTTACCCTGCAGGTAACGTGGGATGGCAGAGACGTCGTCGCCCATGTCGATCAGGGCTTTGAAGACGTTCAACAGGTTCGCGGAGTTATCCTGCGGTTGGAAAAAGTCGATCGGCTTGTTGGACGTGCTCGACCCGCCGAGCGGATCGCTCGTGACGTGCCAGCGTTTCCACGGGTAAAGCTCGTCGCCCGTCTCGATACCCGAGAGTCGGTCGTCGTTGACCACCACCTGCGGACCCGAGGAGATCGCGATGTTGTTCATCAGCGATCTGTAGACCGAGTTCGCCGCTTCCTGAATGTCCGCGAGGATGTCGGGGAGCGCGTTGCCCACGACGGTGCCCGGGACCTTCTCGAAAGAGGTAATAAAATACGGATGTCGACGACGCGGGCTCGGTGCCATCTGCACCTTGATGACGTAGCTGCCGATCATCCACGCCTCGATGGCGTAGTCCCTCAGTGGGTCAGGCACTTCCTCCGACGTCATGCCGTACTGCAGGAGCATCATACCCTGCACGTTGCCGTGGTATTCGAGTGCCGTAATCAGGCGTGATTGGTTGTATATTGGGTTTTCTTTGCTCTCCAGCGACGCGCGAGAGCTATCCGTCGTGTCCCACTCCATGTTCAGGCCGCCCTGACCGTACTCACGGAGGACGTTCTTGATGGCTTCGTGGTTGTAGCCGGGTAGATCGAGAAGCTGGTTGAGTTCCGCTCGGGAGAACCGGATCCGCTCAATGACCGCGGCGTCCTCGATGTCGCTCACACCCGGCGTGAACCAGATGTCGAACGGCGAAATGCGGCTGTACGTGAGCCGCGGGCGGCTGACTTGGATGGGCTTGCCTCCCTGCCAGTCGATCTCGTTGAAGATCTTGACGGTCGGACCCTTGATGCACGCGAACGGAAACAGCGGCAGGTCGACGATAAACTCAGCCAGAGCCTTATAAAACCCACCCTGCTGGAGGAGGTCATCGAGTTTGTCTTCCGCGACGTTGGTGCGGTCGACGGCCTTGCGCTTGAGACCTTGTTTGACGCTGTTCAACAGCGCCATCGTGCGGTCTCGGATCGTGTCGGGGTCGACGGGCTGGCCGCTCTCGGCGCTGTCCCGCATCTCGATCTCGACCTTGCCCACGACCGCCCGCAGCGCTTCGACGGAGATGTCCGGCTCGCCCGGTGGCGCAAACCCCCAAGGCCGGTCGGCGTTCAGATACACATCTCGCAAGAGCGAACTCGCGCCACGGCACTTCATGGCGATGATGCGGGCGTAGATCTGGGAGCCGCCGAATTTAGCGATTTCAGCGATCTTATCGGGCTCGTACTGACCGTTGAAGGCACGCAGCGCAGACAACAGGCGGTTCGACCAACCGGACTGACCGTTGTCGCGGTGTCGTTTGAAGACGTCCCATTCCGACCTGATATACCCGGACAGACCCGTCGCCACCTGATCCGACACCGGGTTCGATGCAGCCTGCTGCGCCCGCACTTCTGCCTGCGCCGCGTCTAGCTGCTCGTTGTTCAGTACCGGGATCATCCCCGCGCTAGCGGGAACTGGAGGTAACACGGCCGTCTCAGCCATTACTGGTCTTTCCTCGACTATGGGCCGGGGTTCGGCATATAGTACCATTAAGCCACCAATCCCCGGAGAAATCAAACAGTGGTTACACCGTCCCCCGCTTTCGGCAATGCCAGCGCAACACAGGCCGACCCCTGCGCACAACTCCTGTTGGATGAGACCATGCTGCAGCGGCTCGCCAACGAGCTAGCCCGCGGCCTGTACGAGCCCGAGGACGTGCTTCGGATGTACGGCCTGACCCCCGAGTTGTTCAACGAGCGGGTCAAGGACAACAAGTCCTTCATGACGTTCTACGCCGAGGGGTACGCGATCTGGAACGCCTCGTCGAACTCCAAGGAGCGCACCCGCTCCAAGGCCGGTGTCATCTACGAACAGTGGATGCGCGAGGCCAACCGCCTTCTGCACGACCCCGCCAACCCGATGGCCGCCAAGGTCGAACTGGCCAAGCACTTCGCCAAGCTCGCCGATCTGGAGCCGGTGCGCGAGGCCGACGCTGGCCCGAGCAACGGCGTCCACGTCACAATCAATCTGGACCACGCCCGGATCCACCCACAGACGATCACCATCGACAAGGTTATAGATGCACAGGCGGTCGAAGTGGCTTCCGCGTTACCCTCACAGGTAACGCCACCGGAGGCTGCTCCGACTGCCAGTGCGCCGGTCGCTAGTGCACCGGAGCACGCCGCGTCGCTTGACGCGTTCAGACCGTCGCAGCAGACGGCCTCGGTAATTTGGCCGGGCGCTACCCGATGAGTACGCGCGAGATCAAGTTCACGCCGCCGCAGACCGTCGCCGACTTCATGGTCTCGGAGGCGTTCTTCCGGCTTATCGCAGGTCCCGTGGGCTCGGCCAAGACGACCGGCTGCATCTTCGAACTCTACCGCCGCGCCGCGGAGCAGAAGCCAGCACCGGACGGTTATCGCTACACGCGCTTCGCCATCGTGCGGCAGACCCTGCAGCAGATGAAGGCCACGATCCTCAAGGACATCCTGCAGTGGCTGCCCGGCATGGCCCATTGGAAGGTGTCAGACAGCACGATCTACATCGAGTGCGGTGACATCCGGAGCGAGTGGCTGCTTATCCCGCTGGAGAACATCCAAGATCAGGACCGCCTGCTGTCGTCCCAGTTGACCGGCTGCTGGATCTCGGAGTGCATCGAGATCGACGCCGATCTGGTCCCCGCGATCGCAGGGCGCTGCAACCGTTATCCGAACGCGCTCATGGGCGGCTGCACGTGGTCGGGCATCATCGCCGACACCAACATGCCCGAGGAGGGCGGCCGCTGGCACTATCTCATGGAGGTCGACACGCCCGCGGACTGGCAGGTCTTCACTCAGCCCGGAGGTCTCACCGACGAAGCTGAAAATCTGGAGTGGCTCAATCAGACGCCTGAAACTTTGGCGCTCCCCGAAAAGGACCCGGTACGCCGGGCACGCGGGCGCATGTACTACGAGCGGCTGGCCCGCAATCCTTCCCCTGCTTGGGTACGACGCTACGTTCATGCTCAGTATGGTATTGATCCCAGCGGTTCGGCAGTCTTTGCGTCTACCTTCCGCCGAGACCAGCACGTCGTCGAACGGATCGACTACGTCGCCCCGGGGCGTCTGTTGATCGTCGGACAGGACTTCGGCCGAGACCCGTGCTCGGTCATCCTGCAGCCTAACGACCGCGGACAGTTGATGGTTCTGGAGGAGGTAATGGCCGACGACATCGGCCTGCAGCTTCATCTCCAGAACAACCTGCGCCCCCGCCTCATGGACCCTCGGTATCTGGGCTGCCCGGTGGTCGTCATCGGTGACCCGGCAGGCGTCGCCAAGGACAGCCTCTACGAGATCACGTCGTTCGATATGCTGCGCTCCAACGGCTTCACAGCGTATCCAGCACCGACAAACGATCTGGATCCACGTATTCGGGCCGTCGAATACTGGCTCATGATAAACGGGCCGGGTTTGGTTATCGACGGCTCACGTTGCCCCAATCTCGTGCTTGCGCTCAACGGTGGGTATAGGTTCAAGAAAGACAAGATGCAGGAGAACGCAGCCAAGCCGATGAAGAACAACTTCTCGCACGTCTCGGACGCCCTGCAGTACGGTTGCATGGGCGCGATGTCGGGGACGATGGGGATGATCCAGCGACAATTGTTCAAGCGGCCGTCGCAGGCACCCCGGTTTACCGCGGCGGCGTGGACCTAACCCGGCCCGTTGTACTTATCGTGCATCGACCACTTGAGGTGCTCGACGGCACCGAGGCAGGCGCACCAACTTCCTGTCGATGCGTAGAACGCCCGTGTCATCGTGCCGTCCTGATGTAACAGGAACGCTCCTACACCGATGACTTTGTTGGGACCTGACGACTTGGCGATCTCCATCACCTGATCGAGCACGCCCTGTACTTCCGGATCCATGGGGGCGTCGACGTCGACAGCCTGCTTGTCGAAGATCCCGACGACTTTAGGTATACGCGGCACGTGCGGCACGGGGGCGATCACTTCCGCGGCCTTGCGCTCATTGGCTTCCTTGACCGCCGCATCCAGCGTCGCGCACACGGCGTCCATATCGACCTTGTCGTTGCTCATATGCTCCACCTTCGGAAAGTCATATACCCGTAGGACCTGCTAACCCTCGACGGGGTGTTGTTCCAGATACGCATCCTGATCTCAGCGCGCAGCCAAGACCAGTCTATTTTTGATTGTCGGATTTGTTTGTCGGTCATGGCTTGAACACCTCCTCTAGATCCTTACCGCGACGCCAGCGAGCGTACGCTTTTTCGTAGGGCACTCCCGCATCGCGAGCGTGCTCGGCGAGCGTCTGGTCCTTACCTTTGTAGGTAATGGTCCCACGGTGGCGCGTCGCTTTGTTCAAGATCCGGTACCCGTCAGACACGAGGGCGTCGCGCACCTGCGTCTCGTCGGCCGCGCTCCACGCCGTGTACGCCCAACCGTCCAAGGGGAATTTGTCCATACCCCGCACGGGGAGCTTGAAGCCAGCGCCGGCAGCCGCTCGCTTGAAGTTGTAGACCCAGATGCTCGCGCGGTGGCGCAGGTCGCTGGACGTCCCCACGAACGCTACTTTTTCGGGTTCGTCGCGGGCCAGCACGAACACCCCGGCAGTGTGTGGCGGGTCACCTCTTACTTGCAGCATCAGGTCCTCTCCGGGATGTCTGCCTCGTCGAGCATCTTCTGCATCCTCGCCATGCTCGCCCCGATGGAAGTGTCTTCGGGCGACACGGGCGGCGTGAACGTCCGCACCTCGATGTGCCTGTCGAGCACGCTCATGTCCGGTGGCTCAAGCGTCTGCCCCTTGGGGTAAGTGCCCTCGATGGCCGCCTTGAGTGCCTGCAGAAAGTCTACATACAACCTACCATGTCTCGAATGGTGCACGTGGCAGATCGCCTGCGCAGTCATCACAGCCATCGCACCCAGCAGTGTGCGCTGCTCGACGTTCCGACCGATTGCCTTGGCGATGCGCGCACAGAGCAGTTGCAACCTGACCGCGTCGGCCTCGCGCCGTTGGCGCTGTCTAACTTCTTCCTCAAGCGCAGCCTGCAGGTCGATCTTCTCGCCTCGCAGGATCTTGTCGGCGATGTCGTTGCTCATCGGGTGGCTCCTTGCTGCCAGTCTATCGGGTTCAAGTAGTGGATGTTGCTGCGTGTGCTGGACCGGAACGTGTGCGCGGTCAGGTAAGAGCGGGTGTGGCACGATCTGCACCACGCAAAGACCGTTAGTTCGGTCTGGCTATCATGAATATCGTTTTCGGAGATGTTGCGGCCGCACTGGCAACGGATGAAGCGGTCTTTCATGCGAATAACCTAGCATTACAGTAAGTAGATGTAAAGTAGGTATATTTGCTTTTTTCATAATCTCTATCAGGAACACCTAAGCCAGACCTGCGGCCCCCCACCCCCTGTCCAGTTACCCTCGGGGGTCCAAAAGGTGGACACGCAAACATGGGCAGAGGGTGCGCCGCTTGCTCTGCGGTTTCTTACGACCCTTAGATAATCCGGGCGCTGCAAGCCCGGCCCGTGACAGAACGGGCGGACCTCTAAGGCGGGGCCGATAAAAGGGGACTAGAATACCCCATGTGGCAGATAAGGTGACTTGGCGCTTTTAGCGCTCGCCGGGGGTAATACCCCGTAGCGCCAAGGGACACAAACTCTGACTCTCTCGTCACCAAATCCACGTAACAAATGCTCCGGCCATGGGCGGGCGGCTTACCTAACAAGGTAACGCGTGCCAGACGTAATGCTCCCTCGCTGCCATTTGCTCTACGAAAAGCCATGATAGGTATGGATTTGGTCGGACAACACCGCGAGGTAGAGGGAGAACAAGCGCACGAACGGCGAACCCGTTGCGATGCGCACCGCTGGACCGGTAAATACGGGATCAGCGGAAAGCGGGAAGGGAGCCGTTCAACGGCTCCCGTTCCCCAAGCCTATCGCACATTGGCGGTCACATGGTCACACATATCGCATGGCTCGAACGGATGCGCGGTAGGCTTTGGGAACGTAACCCCGGAGGTAATGATGTCCGCGCCTGCTATCTTGGGACTGCGTAGCTCAACGCGCCAGTGGCCCAATGCAATACCCTCGAAGCTCGGCCGTCAGGCCAAGGGCGTCTTGGTCTGGGCCACGCCCGACCCCATCAAGCGCGTGCGCACCACGCGTGGCGGCCACAAGATACTCGTGAACCGTGGCGAGGTGGTGCTGCGCGGCTCGCGCTAGGTTGTCAGGTGGGCTAGGCGACTAGCCTACCGCATAACCTAACGGAGAGTGTAATGGCAAAGAAGGTGGGCGGGATTTGGTTTCTGCGCATGTGGCGGTTCCGCGTGTCGTTCTGCGTGGTGCGCTAGGTTTGAGAGTGGCGGTACCCTAACGCCGCCACTCGACTAACCTAACGAGGTAACAATGGGTAGCCGCAAAAGCCCCATGAAGGCTAAGGTCTTTATGGCGAACACGCGCGAGTTCAGGATCTACACGCGTGAACTGCGCGACGACGGCATGCAGCGTAGGCTCAACAGCGAACCTACGTCGTCGGCGGACCTGCGCGAGCAATCGCGCGAGCGCAAGCCGTTCGTGTCGCGTGGCGAGTTGGTCCGGGTCGAATTGTTCCGGCGTGCGCGCATGACGGCAGAACAACGAGCCGTGCGCGCGCAATTCGTCGGCACCGCACGTCAAGCGGCCAAGTAGGTACGGCAACGCGTGATAAACACGCGTGATAAATTAAAGAAACGGATTCTTAATTGTGGCCGTTTCAAGGCATGCTTATAATAAACGCATGATATACGCGTGATAAAAAAGCGCGTTCGTTCGTGCGATTGTTTTTTGGCGCGCGATAAACGTCGGCAGTGGTGGTTTTTATCTATATCTAATCTAATTAATAATAAGAAAATGAAAAAAGAGAGGTAAAAATGTAGGTGTCAAGTAGGTATAGGCTGCCAGCGCCGTGCCGGTACCCTAACGCGTGCCGACGTGCGCAACCTATACCTTCTTGACACTTAGTCCCTCTGCGACCGGACCCTCTCTTTTAAAAACCCGGATTCTTTACTCGTAAACCTATATCACCTTTGTTTGGTGTGTTTATCACATGCAGAAAAACAAATAAGCGATACTCGTGATAAACTTAATGATAAACACCTAAGCCCTTGCGCGGTAAGGATAAACGCATCATGCTTCTTTATCGCAATAGAGGACAAGCCTATGCCATTAGCCAAGCGCGTCGATTATTGGATGCTCGTACATCCAGAAGCGCCTGACCTAGCATGGGGAGCGCGAGGCTGGACGGCGTTCGCCGCGGCCACCGTGTTTTCTAACGTCGGTCGGGATATGTTCAAAGTCCGGCGCAAGGTGCGTGGACGATGGATGCGTTACCCGGACGTGCTGACCATGCCGCCAGCGCCGCGGTGGGTCGACGTGAATCGCGCGGTGCCGACGCTCGACAGCGAACACAACGTGGATAACCCCACTGATCGTGTGGTTGCTCGCAAGCGCAATAGGTTGCAGCGTGAGGCTCGTGCCAGAGCGCTACGCGAGGCTGATCCGTTACCTAGAGGGGTAAAGTCATGACGTTCCCTAATTACCTGATCTATCTGCACACCGTGTTCGATCTTTACGCCTGCATCGCCGTCGCCCTGACCGGGCTGGTCGGTGCTGGCATGGTCGGTGCCGGTGTCATGCTCGCGTTCAACAAGCGGAGGTGACACCGCGTTTGGCGCGCGGACGGCCCGTCATACCCGACATACGAGCGGGCAGACGATAGGTGCTCTGCGAAGGTGAGCCGACCACTCAGCACCAGCCCCAAGTACCATATTGGATGCCCGTACCTGCTCGGGTAACCCATCGTGCCGTGGCCTACGACAGTGGTCATAAATTATGAGAGGTGATAACTATGGACTTCAACAACGTCCTACGCGAGATGGTGGCCAGCACCAATGGCTCGCAACAGGAGACCGAGGTGGTCGAGACCGGCAACCAGCCGAACGCCGCCGCTACCCGCGACGCGTTCCTCAAGCAGGTGCGTTCGTTCGGCCGCGACGAGGGCAACGGCGTGTCCGCGCGTCTCAAGCTGGCCGGTCAGTTGACCGAGGCATCGCACTTGGGTGCGGTCATGGAGGACGACGTCGACGCGATTTACGAGCAGTATGCGAAGGGTGTCGCGCAGGCCAAGGGGCTGGCCGTGGTCAAGTCCGGCAGCGAGACGCAGCAGAAGTCCAAGCTGCGCACGTTCATCAAGCTGGGCGCACTCGCGTCGATCGACGGCCGCAAGACCTTCGAGAAGACGCGCGACGCCTACAAGGAAGCGGTCGTGCAGAACGGCAACAAGCCGCTGACCAAGTCGCCCTTCGACGCGCTCCTCGCCGCGGCGCGCATGCAGATCCAGTATCCGGACGAGATCCTGCCGGACGACTTCATTCTCACGTGCGTCTACCCCAAGACCAAGGACGAGAAGCTCGAAGTCGACAAGCTGGGCGCGATCGTCGACAGCATGGACCGGCTGCGCGTGAACGAGGAGACGCCGTGCTCGGAGGACACCGAGGTGGTGCTCCAGAACGCCATCGACGCGCTCATGCAGCGCATCAAGGACATGGGCGGCACGTCGGCCATGAAGAAGGCCGAGGAGAAGCTCAAGGCGCAGCAGGCCAAGGCCGAGCAGGTCGTGGCTGAACTCAAGGCGCGACGCGCCTACTAACGGGGCCGTTACCTGACGGGGTAACGATCTGAGAAGGGCGACGGCGAGGGGTCTCGTTCCCTCGCGGGGTCTCGTACCCTAACGCCGTCGCCCTTCGACTGATCGGTGCAGAGATGATACCGGGCGGGGTGCGCACGTCAAAGCGACAGCGTGCGTTCAAAGCACCGATCAACCTAGGCGACACAGCCATCCGTAGTAGCAACCGACAGTCCTAACTACAGCTTCGGCCAACAGTTCAGGAGTGATCGTGCGTGATGCAGCTCAATGTGGCTGATTGATGGGGAAGCTGAGGTCGACACGCGGGCGGCAGGTGGTGCGGTGTTCAACGTCAGGCTCTCGTACCTGACGGGTCCGATCGTAGTCACCTGCCGTTGCCGCTTACCCGAGGAGATAATGATGGCACACGAGAACGTCGGTAAGTGGGCTGGGTCCAAGTGGACCGGCAGGTACTGGGAGGGTGGCTGCACCTGCGGCAGCGGCAAGGAGGGACGCGAACTCCAAGACGGTCGCGGCATCTACTGCGGCATCACATGTGACGTCTGCAAGCGTGAGGACACCTACCGCAAGGTCGTGATGGATACGCACTACAACGAGTACGACGTCGATGAGCGGATCGAGGAAGACTACTGATGTGCTCGCGCCAGAACTTATACCCCAACGCGCATGTACTCACCTACTACCTCTCAAAGTGGGAGGCGGCTGGGCTATTGGAACTGCGTACGCGCGGTGCCGAGCGCGCCCTCCACCACAGCAACGCCAACTACTGGGGCCAGACATACGTCAACGAGTGGCACGGCACCGAGGGTTCGTTTGTCGAGCTTGAGACGAACTCAGTCACTGACCAAACTCACCCGCGAGGGTAACGATGGACATCGTCATCGCGTTGTTTGTGTTGGCATGCGTGTTCGTTGCCGTGCCGGGTCCGTGGGCGTGGTTCGCCAGCTTCTGGGCCGCAATCTACTTCTTGTCTGAGGCAGTGGCTTACTTTGGAGGGCAGTTATGAACTGGATGATCCGGCACCGCGACGATCGCGGCGCGTGGTGGCACATCAACTTCGGGTGGACAACCTACGAAAAAGCGACGGTCTTCAACGCACGCGAGAAGGAGGCATACCATGGCGACGCTCCCCGCTCTGGCATCTGGAAAATCCGCCGTGCCTAGTTTCCGCGTTGGATGGCGCGACCGCTTGGATGGGCAGGGCTTCCCTCGTGCATACGAAACGTGGACCTACCGCCAGCAGGTCGCCTATGAGGAGGGGCGGCGCGTCGCTGCTCTAGTGCAGGCCATGCCGTACCCTAACAAGCTGGCCACGCGCCGCCCCCAACCAAAGAGATTCCCCGCCCTGTTGCGCGTCGACGTAAGAGACGAACGCGCCGTCACCCGCCAAGCCGGTAGTCGTTACCCCAAGAGGTAATGCGATGTTGTTCCGGTATAGCGACGACGGCCACGGCTGTGGCGATGGCTATGGCGATGGCTACGGCGGCGACGGCGACGGTTACGGCGACGGCTACGGCAGCTATAACTACGGCAACGGCTACGGTTCGTCAAAAAGAGACCCAGAACAACGGTGGACGTGATGCTGTTCCGGTATAGCGGCATCTACGACGGCTACGGCTACGGCTACGGCTACGGCGACGTCGACGGCGACGGCGACGGCTACGGCTACGGCTACGGCGACGGCGACGGCGACGGCAACGGCTACGGCGACGGCAGCGGCAGCGGCTACGGCTTCGGCTACGGCGACGGCGACGGCAGCGGCTACGGCGACGGCAGCGGCTACGGCTACAGATACGGCAACGGTGACGGCGACGGCTTATCAAAAGAAGACCCAGAACAACGGTGGACGTAATGCTGTTCCGGTATAGCGGCGTCTACGACGGCTACGGCTACGGCCACGGCGATGCCGGCAACGGCTACGGCGGCACCGCCAACGGCAACGGCAACGGTGACGGCGACGGCAACGGTGACGGCGACGGTGACGGCAATGGCAA